ACTTATTGTCTGTTTTAAACCATTTAGATATGGAGTATTTGGAAAAGTATGAAAACCAAAAAATGATAAAAAATTTTTATGATATTGTATATGGAAAAGAAATTGCGTATGATGTTATATTTTCAGGTAATAGGCAAAATGTTAAAGGAAAGTTGGCTAAATACATAAATAACCTTGACAATACTTATATGAAAAAAGAAAAAGATGTAACAATCCTTTTAGATAGTGAAAGTATAAATAAATACGATAATTGGTATTTTGAAGATTAATTATCATTTTTGAACCAAATATATTTGTAAGTTATGAATACAGAAGATATAAAACTGATTAAGGGTGATTGCTTAATAGAAATGAAAAATATTCCCGATAAGAGTGTGGATTTGATTGTAACAGACCCACCATACGGAATGAATTTCCAAAGTCATAGAAGAAAAGAAGTTTATGACAAAATAGCAAATGACGTAAATCTTGATTGGATTTATAATTTTTACAATCAATGCTTTAAGGTTATGAAAGATGATACAGCTATTTACAGTTTTTGCTCATGGCATAAGATTGACGAGTTTAAGGCTGAATTTGAAAAGCATTTTACTTTAAAGAATATACTTGTTTGGGTTAAGAATAATCACGGAAGTGGTGATTTAAAAGCAAGCTATGCACCTAAATATGAATTTATACTATACGGCAATAAAGGTAGAAGATGTTTTGAAGATAAAAGACATGAAGATGTGTTGAACTTCAATAAAACAAGAAACACTTATCATCCAACCGAAAAACCAACAGATTTGATTGAATTTCTTATTAAAAATTCATCTAAAGAAGGCGATGTAGTATTGGATTCTTTCATGGGCAGTGGCACAACCGCAGTTGCTTGTATAAACACCAACCGAAAGTTTATTGGTATTGAGTTAGATGAAAATTACTACAACATAGCTTGCAAACGTGTTGAGGAAACAATGAATAATAAACAATTAAATATATTTTGATTATGAAACCACTACACGAATTACTAAAAGGCAAAGTAGTAAATTGCCAAACGGAAGAGGAAGCGAAAGAGTTTATCTCGTTTGTACGAGAAAATGGGTATACATGGATTTATGATTCAAGTCTAAAAAGCACGTTGTGTTACAATTATGGGAAAAACACTTGCTACAATATTTACCGTGTTTATATGAAAGTTTCTTATTCCGATAGAAGATACTACGAAAGAGAAACGGGTTACGAAATAATCACCTACCAACAATTCAAACAACTTTTAAACGAAAACAATATGGAAACAAAAGAAGTAAAAATTCAAGTACCGGAAGGTTATGAAATTGACAAAGAAAACTCAACATTCGAACTCATCAAGTTTAAGCCTATTAAGAAAGTGCTGACTTATGAGGATGTGGCAGAGGAATTGTTTTTTGGAAAAGGTATGTGTTATACTACGTATGACGGTTCTATTATTAATGTAATAAGTTGCAGTAAAAGCGAATACAAACAACCTAACAACTTCACGTCAGAAAAGCAAGCTCAGAAACTCCTTGCTATCAACAGACTGATGAATGTAGCTAGATATTTGAATGGTGATTGGCAACCGGATTGGAGTGATGGTACATCGCAGAAATATTATTTATCAATTAAGAAAGAAGATAGTTCTATTACGACAGATTTCGCACTACAGAAATGCTCCGAAGTGGTTCATTTTAAGACATTGTATTTAGCTCAGCAAGCCATAGAAATCTTAGGCGAAGAAACAATCAAGTTAGCATTAAGTACGGATTGGTGATATGACGGAAATAGACATCGTTTGCGAGAGAATTGAAAGAAACATTGAGTTACTGATTAAAGTTATTGGAAGTTATGGAACAAGAAATTATTGAAAGATGGGAAAGAGGTAAGGAAAACCTTAGAAAGTATTTTGAAGTGACACCGCAGTCTGAATATGACGAATATCCTAAAATAGTTTCGGCTCTTATACATCATTGCCTTAACTATGGTGATTTAAGGGATGACGAAAAGTTTTCAGAAGAATTTGAAGTGTCAGACCACGGGGATTATCAAGGCACGCAGATATTCCTATTGCACATGGATTGTTATCAGCCTGACGCACAGCATTACTATGTATTTGACAACTATTACGGTTCATGTAGCTGTTGCGATACATTGTTAGGCATAAGCGGGTATGAAAGCGGTATTCCTACAAAAGAGCAAGTAGACGAATATATGACTTTATGTTTGCACATGGTTCAGAGAATGAAATGGTTGGGTGATTTACTAAAAGGCTGATATTATGGAACAAGACACTAAGACGGTCACGATGCCGCTTTCGGAGTATAACCAATTAATACAAAATTCAAACAAATGTTTTGTAGAACTATACGGATATACAAAAGAGGAAATTGAAGAATTGAAATCATCAAGAAACGCATCTATTAACAATACGATATATTGGACTAATAGGTACAACGATTGTGAAGAAAAATTATCGGAAGCAAAAGAGGTGATACAAAACTTAAAAGATACAATATCTAAAATGGAATCTGAACTATCAAAATATAAAAGCAAAAAATGGTACGAATTTTGGAAGTAAATACTTTGAAACTTCAAACCAATTTGCTATCTTTGTAACAAGAAAACAAACCATTAAAAACATATAGATATGGCAGAAGAAAACAAACAGAAAATTAGCGGTAGAATCATCGCAGTAATGCAAATGAAAACGGGAACTTCACAGAAAGGTACATGGGCTTCTCAGGAATATGTGCTTGAAACACATGATTTATATCCTCAGAAAGTATGCTTTGAAGTTTTCGGTACAGAGAAAATCCAACAATTCAACATTCAGATGAATGACGAGGTGGATATTATGTATAACTTCGATGCTCGTGAGTTTAAAGGACGTTGGTACAATACTATCCGTGCTTGGTCTGTATTTAAGCGTTCGGAAGGCGGTCAGTCGCAAGTAGCTACACAAAGTAGTGGTGATGTGCCTAAAGCGAGTGAAGCAGTAGCACAAGACAATGGAATATCAAGCGAACTTCCTTTTTGATAAATAACTAAAAATCAATAACTTATGAAATACAAAGTAGGAGATAAGGTTCGTATTAAGTCGAGAGAGTGGTATGATTCCAATAAAAATAAATACGGTGATGTAGATTTTCCGTGCTGCACATTTACTGCTGAAATGTCTGAAATGTGCGGGAAAGTCTATCAGATTACATGTACAGATACAGATGGAACTTATTTTGCAAATGGTTATTGGCTTCTTGAAGATTTTATCGAAGTTTTAGTATCTGACGAAAAACCGCTTATTTCTACCGAACTGATAAAAGATATAGCCGAAGCGATTAAAACGCATAATTTGGGCGTGTCTATAAGCGAAAATGAAGGCAAACTTATTATCGAACCATTGAAAGTTGAAGAAGATTTGCCGATTGATACTCCGTGCATGTGTAGTTGTTTTATGCAAGGGCAATTAGCTTGGTTTGTTAGGTTTTATGCAGGTAAAGGTCAGACTTGGTGGGATTTAGGGAAATCGCATAACGAAACGAGAAAAGTTGATTGGAATTGTATTATACCGTGGGATAAATTCAACCCCAACAACATTGAAGAGTCACTGAAATATAACATCGTAAATAAATAAGATTATGTTAGAACCGAATGAATTAAAAGAACTTGTGTACGCACAAGACAAGAACGTAGGAAACTTTGAAGAAACAAAGAACGAAGCCTATAAGATGAAACGTATTCAACGCATGGCTAAGTTCAACGAAAAGACACACACAGTAATTGAAACATTGCAGAAATGGGGATTGCCGTTTACTCTTTGTGAAATTATTCACGGGAAGAAACAAAGACACAGAATCACAACCGACATCTTTATTCCTGATGCAAACGTGGTTATCCGTCAAGTAGACATGAATGATGAAGTAGAAGTTTCAAAGGCTAATCTTTTCTTTAAGTCAATGAAAGCAAACTTCTATCCGATGTTTATCCGTTCGACAGATAGCGAAGAATTTGTAATTACAAAGTTGCAGAACGTATTGCTTAAAGCGAATCAGAAGCCGATGAAAGGTTTCAGCAAAATTAAGTTTATAAAATATGAGAAGCCTAAAAGACCTCGCATTAAAGCGGTGAAAGTTGGGAGAAGTAAATAAGTAATAACTTAATAAAAGAGTATAAGCATGAAAAAGATTTTATTCGTTCTATTCGCTTTAGTCGCATTAAGTTCATGTGCCGATAGCAAGACATTCAAGAAAGCAGACGGTACTACATTTACCGCAGAGCCTTACGGATGGGCGAATTACCAATCAAGAAAGGTTGATGGAGTTGTTTATGAGTGCTGTTTAGGCAATGTAATTTTGGGAGTTATAGGGGTAGAAACAATTATTGTTCCTGTATGGCTTAGTGGTTGGGAATTGTTTGAACCTGTGAGATACGAAGAACCTAAATATTAACTTTAATTTAGTGCCAAATAATTATGAAAGCATTATGCAAATTAAATTTTGATTGCGGTAGACAAGGTTCTCTTGAAGGAATATTTATTGCAGACACAGAGGACGTTAAGTTTCTTATAGAAAACAAGGTTAGCGTTTACTTTGGTGAAGTATTAGGCAAACATTCCGAAATATATGGTAATGTTGAACCGCATGAATTAGAGGTGATAACAACGGAAGCAAATGTAGTTGATATTGTTGAGAAATATGGTCTTGCAACTGGCTACAATCCATTTGAATACAATCTTTGTGCAGATGGAATGGAGGATGTACCCGAAAATGGCATAGATTGGAATGATTGTACCGTGCAGGAATATATAGACTTTATGCGTAAAGGTATCGTTCCTGAATATTATAAAGAAGAATACGAAAAATGGTTGAATGAAGAATAAGGAGAAATAACTATGTATTACGAAGTAAAATTATCGGTAGAAAAGGAAGTTCCTTGTAAGCCATCAAAGGCAGGAGCAACAGCTTGTGAATTAAAGCAAGTAAATGAACACTATATCTGCGAGTGTGAAAACGCTTTGGAAGCATATTATAAAGCGAATGAACTTTATAACAACAAATGCGAAGTTTATAGTATCACGGCTTCTAAAATAAAAGAAATCGTAAATACCAAAACAGAAGACAAACCTTTCTTCAAAGCTACAATCGTGGATATTTATATTGACGATGCAGGTGAAGAAAAGGAACAGAAATCTGCCGTTCTTGTATGTGCTACCGATGTTAAGGAAGCTACCAAAATTATGGAAGATTATCTGAAACAAGGTTATAACATGGGGATGATTGGAATAAATCGGACAAAAATTTTGGATTTAATCTAAATATTTTGTAACTTTATAAAGAATAAAAGTATTTATTATGGCAACAAAAGAAGTAGCAACAGTTAAAACAAATGTAGGCGACAGTGTAATCGCAAGAGTAAATAGTCTGTGTGAGGTAGGATTTACTTGCCCAAAGGACTATAATTATATTAACGCAATCAAAGCAAGTATGCTTGTTTTGCAAGAATTGAAAGACAAAAACGGGAAACCTGCTTTGGAAGTAGCAACTCAAGCAAGTATCGCAACCGCACTTTTTGAAATGTCTGTGCGTGGATTAGATGCGAGCAAAAAAACATGCTACTTCGTTATGCGCGGAGATAAGTTATGCTTGCATGAATCTTACTTTGGCAAAGTGCTTCAAGTTAAACGTATATATCCAAACTTTGACCCTCATCCAGTAGTTATCCATGAAGGCGATGAATTTGTTTACGAAATTGACCCTAAGACTGGATGCAAGAAAATTGTAAAACATTCTCAGAGCCTTGAAAATTTAGACAAAGATTTTGTTGGTGCTTACATGTATCTTCCTACTGCTGATGGCAGTCAGGATTTGTATATTATGAGTAAAAAGCAAATTATGGCAGCATGGTCAAAATCTTCAAGTAGAGAATTGGCGACACACAAACAGTTCAGTGAGAAGATGGTTGCAAAAACGATAATTAATTCGGGGTGTAATATTATTATCAACTCAACTCCCGATTTATCTTTTGCTGCAAGCGACAGTGAGATTAAAGGTGAAGAAGAAACTAACAAGCATGTTGAAGTTGTTGATACCGAAATTGAAGAAGTAACCGTTGATAGCGGAGAGGTAATTGATTTAAATTCGGGAGAAGTTTTAAAGCCAGCCGAAGAAAAGAAGAATGAACCTGAATTTTGATTATGGCAACACTAAAGGTAATTGGTAGTGGTAGTCAACAAGGAAACACTTATATTCTTGAAGCAGGTAATGAACGCCTGCTTCTTGATTTAGGCTGCAAATACAAAGATATTATGGAGGGCTTAAACCATAATGTATCACAATGTTATGCCCTTGTCACGCATCTTCATGGAGACCATTCAAAGTCCATAAAACAAATGCTTCAAAAGCAAATACCTATCTACTCAAACCAAGAAGTAGCCGACAAATATCAAGGAGTAAAAGTATTGAAGCCAAAAGTTCAGTACAAGATTGGTGTTTTTGTTGTTATGGCTTTGCCTGTTCATCATAATTGTGAGAATTATTCCTTTTTGATTACTCATAAAGAGTTCGGAAGTTTAGTCTTTTGCACGGATGCGGTCAGCTTTCCTTATAAGATAAAAGGTCTGAATCATTTGCTTATCGAAGGGAATTACAGCGAGGATTTAATGATAGACAATCTATGCCGGAATCAGGAAATACGTTCTCACAACGAGTTTCACATGGAGATAAATCAAACAATCGAAGCTATTAAGCGAAACATAAATCCCGAACTTAGAACTTTGATGCTTGTACATTTATCTGACGGACAAAGTGACGAGAAGTTATTTCAGAAGATGGTATTTGAAGAAGTTGGGATAAGACCGATTATAGCGGATAAAAACGTAAAAGTTGAACTAAATTCAGAGGATTTCTAATGGCACAAACGCTAGGTGAAGCAATCCGATTGTTAAACCGATTGGGAGTTTTCGATATAACAGATATGTCTATGGATAATAACAGTGAAAATACATACAAGATAGCGCACAGATTTCAAGAAGAGGTAATTGTCCCTTTGCTTGCTATACAGAACAACTGCGGATTCGTGTTGTCTAAAGGCGACAAATACTTATTATTTGCCGACAATATAACCGCAAAAGTATTCGAATGGGATAGTAAAAGTATCGTATCACTTGAAGAAGATATAAAGTGTCTTTATAACCTTGATGCTTGGACTTTCTTGAAAAAGTGGTACGGAGTATATCCTCAAATGACAAGTCTTGATTTCTTGCATATTAAAGTTGGGAAGGAGGGATATAAGAATGAGTAAGATTTACGTTGGAATAGATAACGGCATTAGCGGGACAATAGGTATCGTTGGCGAAGGTATAGACCCTGTGTTCGTTAAGACACCTGTGATGAAAGAACAAGACTACACGAAAGATAAGAAAATAATTACAAGACTTGACTATTCAAAGTTTATGGAATTATTTAGCGGGCTGAATAAAAACGATGTTTGTGTAGTAATGGAACGAGCTATGGTGAACCCGCAGAGGTTCGTTGCTACCGCATCAGCATTACGCTGCCATGAAGCAGAATTGATAATGATAGAATTGCTTGGTTGTAAGCACATGTTCATAGATTCTAAGGAATGGCAGAAAGCAATGCTCCCAAAAGGTTGCAGTGGCGAAGAATTAAAGAAAGCGTCTTTGGATATTGGGAACAGACTATTTCCTCAATTTGAAGAAGTAAAACATCCTGATAGAGATGGCTTATTAATAGCTGAATACGCACGAAGAAAGAATCTATAAGATAGTCGGGGTAAAAATTCCCCGATTATTTTCTATCTAAAAGTTGTAAGTTTAAAACTTATAACGTATCTTTGTGGTGTGAAACTAATAAAACAATTAAAATATGAACAAAGAAGATTACGTAAGCCTTGAAGTAGCGAAGATGCTGAAAGAAAAAGGGTTTAATGAGCCTTGTAATGGGTGGTATGGCATAAATGGGGCAATATTTAATGATACATGGAGAGAGAATCATAATAATACTTTTCCGAAAGATAGTAGATTATCACGCCCTACTTTATACGAAGCCGCCAAATGGCTGAGAAACGAACATGGTATTTATGTAACTATTATATCAAGTCCTATAACATGGTTATACAAGGAAAATGATGGCGCATATATAACACATTTTCCAGTGATAACATATAGAGATGCGGAAGGTAAAATAAAAATGAGTTATCATCAAGGTATGAATGATTCTGAATATGATAAAGCATTCAATTGCGCAATACTTGAAGCACTAAAACTTATTTAGATATGAAATGGACGCACAACGGAACAAAGTATAAAACCATAAAGATAGATTGGGACGAATACATAGAAGAGCCGCATGACTTTGTAAATAATGACATCATGGTTTATAGCACTAAATGGGATAGGTGCTATTATATACGCAGATTGGTATACGATAAAAGACGAGTAAGGGCAAATTTATGTAGTATATACAATACAGACCGCAAATGGATTTGGTCTGATACTAAATATTTGGAAATGGTTGTTGAAGATAAATAATGAAAATATTATGAAATACAAAGAAATTAAAAGACTTACAGAATTGGTAAGTGAATACCGATGGGAGGAAGAAAACGGATTAATGGTTTGGATAGACTATGCTGACTGCAAAGAGTTCTTTTTAGATATACTGGGAGTAAGATTTGGGTATTATATCAATTGTGTAGCAACAGATGATAGTATGTGTATTTCGCTTTTTGACGATGTATTAGATAACTATACAAATGAAAATCCCGAAGATATATTTCCTAAAAAAGAAGATTGACTATGATAAATTACAAAGACTTGATGATAGGAAATTGGGTTTATGAAAGCGAAAGAAGTAAATTCCCAATGAGAGTTGTAAATATCGGTGAGGATTATTGTTATTTGGATTTTGAAGGCAATGAGGGTGATGTATTCGAGTGCAAAGATAAAGATATGATGCCGATAGAGGTAAATGATAAACTCTTAAAGAAAATAGGCTTTAGAAGAGAATGCAAAGAAGCATATATCCCAGCCGATGATTATGAAACATTTGTGAATAATTGTTTTATAGCTGTTAGAAAAGGAGAAACAAATTCTATTTATAGAGATTGGTATTGCCACATAGATAACGATAGATATGAATCAATCGGTGGTTTCGACTTCCAATACCTCCACGAATTACAGAACGGGATAAGATTAATCACAAAGTCTGATTTAGAAATTAAAGAGCTATGAGCAACGAAAAACAAAGAGAGGCAAAGGAAGCTGTTTACAGAGAAGCTAATTTAGATATTAGAAGCGTATGTAACGGACAGTTTTATAAGAAATCAAGTAAAACATACGAGCAGTGTAAGAACTGCGCTAATTGCTTCAAATACAACAGCTATAAATCGAAGTCAGCAGATACACCCGAAGTAAAATTCCACTATGTAGACACTTTCCGCAAGTGTGAGTTTTATAAAGTACGCCCGATAGACGGAAACTATGTAGTCACTACTTCTATCTACAACATCATGTATGTAAACGACCTAGCTTGTGCATGTATCATACAGATGAAAGACTTTATCAAGAATCAGGACAAGGAAACACAGAAGATATTCGGTGCTTTGGAGAAAAGACAAAAACTGTACGAAAGTCTTATATCAGGTATTCTTCCTGAAAATATGGATTTTTTGGCAGAATATAACTCATACATGGATGAAAGCGTGCAGCCTAAACTTGATACGTTCATAAACGAAATGAAGTCAGCTTTAGACAGTATAGGTGCAGAAAATTCATACTTCATAGCTTTAGCCGAGATAGTACGGACGATAGTAGGGTATTCTGTTAAAAACGTAGAAAATAGAGTGCAGGAATGTTTGAAATTCAAAAAAGATTCCGTACATTTGCGTCAGTATAAGATGCTTGATATGCTTCGTGTGGCAGAGAATTTCAGTAATTGGGTTTCAAGAAAATGCGGCAAACTTGACCTGAACAAATGCGACAATGTAATGAAAGCATATCGTGACCTTGACAAGACTTTAACAAACAGAGATATAATTAACAATGCCTTGTTTAAGGCAAAGGATTTTTATAAACAATAAATTTACAAAAGATGAAAAAAGAAGTTATGTTCTTCCACGCCTATTGGTGTAAAAGCTGCCCTAAGATGGCACAGGTGTTCGGTGAAGTAGCAAAGGAAATGAAGTCTGAAAACATGAAGTTTACTGATGTGGACTGTGAATCCGATTGGGGAGTAGATATGTCAAGCAAATATCAGGTAAGAAACGTGCCTACTATCCTTGTTGTTGAGAAAAACAGAGTAATCAAACGTATTGCAGGAATAAGAACAGCTAACGAATTGAAGGAGGAATTGAAATGAAAGTAAATATTAAGAAACTACATAAAGATGCAGTTATTCCGTTTAAGGCATACGAAAAAGACTTTTGTTACGATGTAGTAGCTGTATCAGAAGAAGAGATTGCACCAAATGTATGGAGATACAGACTTGGTATTGCTATGCAGATTGATAGAGATATAGAAATTATCGAAGAAGGGATAGCTAGCGTTGATAGACATGGGAATTGCTATGGAACTTATTCAAGCAAAAATGTAGATTTTGATAATTCACCTATAACCCTGTCATTAGACTTCCGTCCTCGTAGCTCTATTTGGAAAACTGGTATGGTCTTAGCCAATTCACAAGCCACTGGAGATGAAGGTTACACTGGAGAATATATGCTTGTATTCTATCACGTTATGCCAAACATGCCGAGATATAAGGTCGGGGATAAAATAGCACAAATGAAAATTGGTGTTACATTTCCTATTGATTTTGAAGAGGTTTCTGAATTATCGGAAACAGAACGTGGAGAGGGAGGCTTCGGTAGTAGCGGAAAATGAAAGAATCTACATTCATAGAGATAGCAAAGGTTATTGCAAAGGAAAGTAAATGTGTATCACTACAAGTTGGTGCGGTTATTGTAAAAGATAGCCGCATTATTTCAATGGGATATAACGGCACTATTAGCGGAAGCCTTAATTGCAACGAATGTATTGACAAAGAGTTTATACGTGACAATCATTCTGAATGGTCTGATAGCCACGAAATACATGCCGAAATGAACGCATTAATGTTTGCCGCAAAGAACGGTTTATCTGTTAATGGATGTACTTTGTATTGCACACATGAGCCTTGCGACCAATGCTTGAAAAATATTATTCAAAGCGGTATTAAACGTATTGTATATCTCATTCCATACAAAAAGGAAAGATGTAAAAGTAAATACCGTTTTGATGGTTCAATAAAGATAGAACAATTTAAACAATAAATAATATGGGAAAATATTTCGACATTAAAGAGTTGTGTCATTCCGATACAGCTAACGCAAGAGGTATAGACAATACACCAACAGATGATGTAAAAGAAAACCTTGAAGCATTGATTGAAAATGTTCTTGATCCTTTGAGAGAATGGTATGGGAAACCTATTTACGTGAATAGCGGATATAGAAACCTAATTCTCAATAGAGCCGTAGGTGGTGTAAGTAATAGCCAGCATGTGAAAGGTGAAGCTGCTGATATTGACGTACACAATACGGAAGAAAATCAGAAGCTATACGACTACATTACGCAAAATCTTACATTCGACCAATGCTTGTTTGAGAACAACGGTGCTTGGATTCATGTTTCTTACAAGAAAGACGGTAACAATAGAAAGAAAGCATTTGCATTAAACGCATAACTAACACAAGTAAGGCTACTCTCAATCGGGTAGCCTTTTCTTTTTATAACTTGTCAATGTAGTATTCAATTTCTTTCTTAATCATTATGAACTCCTGCATGGGTAAATCTCTTGTAAGTTCACCTAAGAGTTCCTTAATACGTTCCTCTATATTCAGCCTTTCATCGTGTTCTTCACGATATACAGGGCATGATGTATTGTTGCACATAATAATAACCTTTTTATCGTCCGTCAATTCTATTTCCGACAATGTTAGCCAATACGTTTACTCCGAAGCCTTTTATTCCATTCATACTGTTAAGTTTGTCAAGTATCAAGTCTAACTTATCTTCTATACGCTTCAAATCACATTGGTGAATCTGCGTACATCTTTCCTTTGAAATATTTTCTGACTTGAAACCCACCGTCAATGTCTTTCAGTTTCTCAACTGCCTTTCGATAGCATGACAAAGCCATTTTCTCGTTAGGCACTTCTTTCGGCTCTTTATATCCCAAATCCATAGCAATGCTCAAAGCGTGGTCTGAATAGATTGTGCACGCAGTCACATATAATGCGTATGAGTTGTAGTAAGGCTTTTCTTCTACAACACCTCCAAGACTTTCCACTGCCTTTGTAAACACGTCATAAGTCCAATGAAAGCCTTTTATACCGTCCTGATTTACGATACGCATGCCTATGTTCTTTGCTTCATCTTGTGATAAAAAATTCTCCCACTCGATACATTCTATGTGCGATAAAAACTTTTCAGCCATATCGGGATGTACTTTTGCCAACTCACCGAAAGTCCACGTCATTGCATCTCCGAAAGCCTTCATATTCTTGACATCCTTAGATGTTTTCATCTTGTGATACAATTCCTCGTATCTGTCTATCATTTGTTCTTTTGTCATCATAATATATAAGTTTTAGTTTTTAACAATTAGGGCATTTCCCGTTAAACTTAGGAACAGGCTTGTATTTCTTGTTTATAGGTACAAACACCTGCTTTACGTTTTCTGTCGAAACATTTGCTTCTGTTTCTGTTTTCAATTTACTTTTTGCCATAACCAATTATATAGTTTTTGTAATAGAATCAATATCAATCCGAAATAATAAGAAAGATAAGCGACAAACAAAGAAAGTGCAACAGAAACAAACGGGTTGCAGCCAATGTATAATAGTACAAGCAGAGAGAGCCAAAACGAACAGCATTTAGGACACTTCGCTATCTTGCTCGCCATCTTTGCCGCTTCTTCCGTCAATCCGAGGTGATGGGCTGTCACACCCACCACCATACAGATTAGAGCAATCAATAACCACCCCATTATCCTGCTGTGGCTGTTGTGATTGTAAGCGGTGTTTCGCTGACAAATGCACGGCTACAATTCTGACAAGCAGAAGCAGCTACAGAATTTACCACGCTACCTGCTGCTACGGTTGCGCCTGTCAGTGCGGTTGTAGAGTAGATAGGAATTGTGAAGTTCTGCGATAACGGCTGTTGCTTAGTGCAGCATCCACCGCCACAAGGTACATAAGAAATGATACCTTCTACATGGATAGTAGCTACATACTGATTAGTGCCTACCGAATCCAAAGAAACCACCGAGAACTGAGGATTGAATACTGGAGTTACATCAGCACATGTCTTGTAGCACAAACGCTGTGAGATGTTTACTTGTGCATAGTAAGGCGATGTAGTAGAGCCAGCCGCAAGCGTAGCGGTAATTACCGCAGGTTGAATCATGTTGCAATTCATAGTTATACAAAATTTAGCCCCCTATTAATATTCTACAATCGTGCCGAGGGCGTTGGCTCGATTATATCTTATAATACTTTTTCTGTACTTGTTTCGGAGGGAGCAGTACGGACACTATATCCCTCCGTCTGTCCCAAAGGAAGGTTGTAGTCAAGCAGCTTCTTTAATTCAGTCAAATCATCCTTGTCAAATATCAACTTACCTTCCATAAGTTCCAATTTCCCGTTAGCCAAAGCCTTGTCTATAATTCCGTGTGCCATAGCAGGAATGGCTTCATCAGGAACATTTGACAGGTACTTGTTCAGCATAGGCTGTACGATGCTGTTTGTAATAGGTTCAATCATTGGAGATAATTCCTGAGTCAATGACCAGTTCGGACTTACGAAACCTATGGATTTAACCTTGTTTTCTATTGCCTGAACAAAAGGGAAAGAAGCCATCTTAGCCTGAGATAGTTGTAACACCACTGGCTGTAGCCACTTGTTTAATACTGCTGCTAAAATCTGTGAATTTGTATATTGCATATATAAAAGTGTTTTAAAAGTTTAAGGGGCAGATATTTCACCGCCCCAAAAAATCCTTACTGAGCACAACCGCAGCAGCAAGTGTCGCAAACCTTATTGCTTGGTACAATAAACTGTGACAAAGACTGCAACTGAGCAATCTGAGCACTCATTGCGCTAATTGTAGCGGTCTGAGTAGCGTTCAAAGCTGTTTGCTGCAAGTTAACGGCAGTCTGAGCATCCTTGTTGGCACGTACTTCTACACCCAAAGCGTTAATCTTAGATGTGTAGTCGTTCACAACATCAACCAGCTTTTGGTCAACGTAAACCTGAGAACGCAGCAAAGCATTTTCTGATTTCAGAGAATCTGCTTCACGTGCCATGTTCAGTTCGTAACGGTTTACCATTGTGTTGTCAGAGCAACAACCTTCACCGTTACATCCCCAACCGCTGCGACCTAAGATATTACCACCGTTAATACCCAAAAAAGAAGCAATACCAGCAGCAGCCATAATATTCAGTTAGATTCGTTAATTCTAACCCGCCTAAAAGCAGCTGTATATTTCTATACAGATTTGACTATATCTTCACCTTTTTGGTGCTCCCCATTTCCATTCACTTGAATGTACTCTACTCGCTTATTCGGATTAACCTATGCTTTCGATAGTCGATGAACCTTTTCTTCGAATTGTTGATACCATTGCCATTTATACCCATGAGCTGTTTTTATTTTTACGCCTTTTTTATTTATGTATCCATTGCAGCACTTTCCTATGTCTGACGCAGCTTTATATTACCACATACAGAAATAGCGGCTTCATTTGCTGAATCATAAATTGATATTACCTTATCTGTGAATTTATCTATTTGAACAACTTTCTTTCCAAACAAATTTCGATATTTTTGTTTATTTTCCTCGGTATGGTGCTTACCAAAAAACGGGTTCTTATTTCCAACTCTCATTTTTGACAATTCAGAAAGCCTATCAATCAATTCCTTTGATGGTTTCCATCCATAATTTGGGTTTTCTTTACCGAACTTTTTTTGGGTATTTTTACGCATTTTATTTATGCTCTCTTCTGTATGCTTTCTACCCTTCATCGGATGTCCTTTTTCTTTTATTGTATGCTTAGTGTTTTCTGATATTTTCAATCTTGAATCATTTGGCATTTCAAATCCTACATTACCAGCACCTCCTTCATTCATATTATAGCCACTTTTAAATGAATCAAAAAGTTTTATATAATACATTTCCTTTTCATTTAAAGTTTTAGCCATAACACCCAAGTCGTCAAATTCTTCCCTGAACAAAACTTCATATAAGAAATTTTCAACTCCATATTTTTTTCTTGCGTTATCCATTTTACTTCCACCATAAGATTGATTAATTCTAAAAAACTCAGAACGTCTTCTTTTCTCATTTGAAGTTTGTCCTATATATACCTTTCCACTTGGAGACGTATATTTATAAACTACTCCTTCCATATAATTATGCATTTATTTGTAAATATAGCAATATTAATCAACATTTCAAAGAACTTGGCTGCTGATTGTCCTCGTCTTTACGTTAGGAGTTTCCAGCAATTAAGGGAGTTTTAAGTGAGCAACTGCCTTATTTACCCACTGTGTTAAAATTACCTTGACCTGCGCCAGTCACGTTATAAGACTGACCGTCCATAGTTTTGATTTGCATAAATTTTAAAATTTATCTTGCGCTCTTTTGTCTTTGCGCCTTGACGACCTTGATTTCTCAAAGCTGACCGAAAGTATATATACAAGCAAATCAAGACTAATAAGTATAAAAATATTTTATTGACTTAATAATCAAATAGTTATAAATAATACCGAATATATTTGGATTTTAGTGATATTATTATTACATTAGTGAATTAATTGAATCATAGTGTATTATATGGAATCGAAGATTGAGAAATTGAGTAGATTTGCATCAAAACATTTCGGAATTGAAGAAAAAAAACTTTACAGCGCAAGCAGAGGCAGTCAGATAACACTTGCAAGACATTTTGTATGGTATTATCTTCACAAGGAATTAAACGTATCAATAGGTACATTATCCAAAGAGTTTTTCAGAAGCAAAAGAGCCGTATTCAAAGGAATAAGCAACATCGGCTGGATGATTAACAATCAGAGAATATACAAGGATATGTATAGCAACTTTACGGAAGAATACAAGAAAGCCACACCTTGACTAAGGCATGGCTAACTTTTAAGCAAATACATTTTGTAATTAACGCTTTAATTAGTATATTTGCTGCAAATCATACAAAGTATGACAAAGATAATGAATTTTTCTGATTCCGCAAACGATAGCTTGCAAAATTCAGCGTCTGCCAACGAAAAAGGCATTCAGATTTTCAACAATCAAGAGTTTGGTAATGTAAGGGTAATAATCAAGAATGATGAGCCTATGTTTTGTTTGAGTGATATTTGCAAGGCTGTTGGTCTAAAAAATCCATCATCTGTGAAATCAAGATTAGACCCACAAGATTTGCAACTCATTGATTTACACGCCCTAAAACACGGTGAGGGTGAAATAATAGGCAATTCGATGGCTAATTTTGTTAATGAAAGTGGCTTTTATGATGTGCTTTTATTCTCAGATAGTCCTAATGTAAGACCATTTAGAAAATGGGTTACAAGTGAAGTGTTGCCCTCAATACGCAAACAGGGTGGTTATATGCTAGCCAAAGAAAATGAAACCCCCGAAGAACTTATGGCTCGTGCCTTAATGATTGCACAAGAAACATTAAAGCGTAAAGAGCAAAGATTACTTGAAGCAGAAAACAAAATCAAAAAAGATGCCCCCAAAGTGGAATATTTTAACGGTCTTATTGAACGAGGAAATAACCTAAACTTCCGTGATACAGCCAAACTTTTAGGAATAGGAGAAAAGGCATTTATCTTCATGCTGATTGATAACAAGTATATATATCGTGACGCTAAAGGTAAACTGAAACCTATTGCGAAGTATGTAGACAAGTATTTCGTTCTGAAAGAATGGAACAGAGAAGAGAATGGTAAGGCAGGTACACAAACTCTTATTACGGTAAAAGGTAGAGAATACTTCAAGAAGATAGTAGACGATATTTTAAGAGAACGACAATAATAAAGAAAGCCACCTCATAATCGGGGTGGCTAACTTATTTGTATATGAATTATGAAAAAGAAATTACACTACTTCCACTTTCAATACACGTCCTTGAACACCTGCCTTTGATTTAGACATTGAGTTCCAAAGATTATACATCAATCTCAAATGTTCAGTCTGCATTTTCATTTCGGCAAACAAAGGACTTTCTACTGGTGGATTTAACAAGAAGTTATATATTCCGCTAACCTTGACGTTTGTGTCCGCACTAAAATATCTTATACTTTCAGTTATTGCAGCCAAAGCATCAGCGGTTTCTTCTGTGATACCGCTTATAGATTTAGACAATCCACTCATCGTATCACCCTCGTCCGCAGCACCTAAATCAAAGCTTCCGGCTATCGCTTTCCAAAACTCATTTAACTGAGGTATAACTTGGTCTATCTTATTTTGTATCTCTTCCGCTTCTTTCGGTGTAAATACTGAATCCTGCAACATACCGTCAAGCATATCCATGACAGGTTTCAAATACTTTTCAGTGCCTTTCAGCATCAACTGTTTGGCTACTACATTCTGAATATACTCATCCCATTTGTCGCTAAGAGCATCAAGACCGTCACCAGTTTCCATATAGGCTTCAAGCCAAGCATCAGCAAATTCTTGTGCGGCAGACTTGACATTTGCATCACTTCCGAATCCTCCTAAGTCAGCTATAAACTGTTCTTCCAATTCCTTTATAGCGTCAAGATTGTCTTGTATCTGATTCTGCCATTCCTTTATTCTATCATCGTCAGTTTTCTTCTTGTCTTGTTCCGCTGCTATTGCATTTCTCAAAGCCTCATTCTGTGCTTCCAAATTAGCAACAGACTGTTCGTATGAAGCCTTGTATGTGTTGATAGAATATGCACCTTCGATAGCTCCCTGCAACTTCTCATAAGAACGCTGCAATTCTTCTATCAAATCTATTTGACGCTGAATCTCTTTTTCTCGTTTGTTGTCGTGGATATTTATTATTGACTTGACTACACTTGCCACACCGCTTATAGCTTGCAAGCCACCGCCTATAATATCTCCTGACGCTATACGTCCTACACCCATTCCCAAACTTACAGCACCGTCAGCTATACCTTTGATATTGTTAAGCATTTCTTTTGCTTCGTCACTTGCACCGAATATATCCATAAGGTTTTCGGCTGCTCCAAACGCTGCATCAGATACACTGTTTATAATACTTTCAAGTCTAGTATAATAGTCAAGCTGTGTTTCTCCTTCCTGCTTGCCTTTCAGTATGGCTTCATACAACGCACGGAAAGGATTCTTCTTCTGTATTTCATCGGCAACCTGATTATTCTGTTTCAGTAACTGCTGATATTGCTGTTTTGTAAGTGTAACCTGCTTGGTTATTCCGTCCTTATCCGTATAAGACGAAGAATATCCTTTTATATCACCTTTGTCGCCTTTTATCTCTGTTCTGTTAGCAATAATTTCATCGGTTATCCTAGACAGTTCAAGCAATGAATTTACGCTTATATCATTCAAGTCACCGAATAGTCTTTGCCAAAAGTCCGTAAGCTGCAACGCTTCACTCTTTAACTGTAAAAGAGCATCCTCGCCAGCTTGTATTCTTAATTTCAACAGTTCTTCCTGCTCCTTGTTTACGGCTTTGCCCATAGCTTTCTGTTCTTCCAATAAAGCTAAAGCGTCCTTGTCGGCAAACAGATTGGTCTGAACTGTCTGCATCTTTTCTTGATTGGTCTGATACTTCTCACGTAGTTTAGCAAGTTCATCGAATCTCTTTCTAGCTTCCTTTACTTCCAAAGCCGTAAGCTGCTCTTGGAATTTTCTAGCTTGCTTTATTTGGTCGTCACCGCCTTGTTTCTGTAAGTCAGATATAACCTTTCTTACCTTTTCAGCAACTTCTTCAAAAGTAGTAGCGTCAAGACCAACCATAGATATCTCTTCATCAGTTACTCCTAAATCTTGAAGCATATTCTTGAAAGCACCTGCATCTATTCCTGCTGATTGAAGTTCGAGGTTAAACTCATAGTTAGAGAAAATATCATCAATCTGTCTTTGTATTTCTTCAAGACCTTCTGCCTTAACCTTGATATTCTGTTCGGATTTCAGAGGTGCTAAAGCTTCATCTACGGCTTCCTTACCGCCTTGTATTGTTTTGTAGGTAAGGTTTTCTATACCTTTTACAACTCCTTCCGTATCAAATGACATAGCAATGTCAAGGTCTAAATTACTGAAAGCATCAGCAAACGATTCACGTACCTGCTTGATAGCATCTTCTTCGCTGTAATATTGTCTTAGCTTCTTGTATTCATCTCCTGCTTTCTTGATTAATGCTATTTGGTCTTTAAGACGTTTCAATTCAGGATTTTGCTTTGAAGTCTTAGTTCCCTTTTCTTCAAGTTCACCCCAGTCTTTAAGGGTGTTTTTGACTTGAACCATCTTTTTATTCAACTCATCAAGTCTTTGTGCATTTGTCTTGTCAGGGTACAATTCCTGATTAGCCCTTTTTATCTTTTCTGCTTCTTCTACTAAGTCCTTATATTCATTTTTAAGGTCATTAAAGTATTTAGAAGTGCCCTCTCCTGCTTCAACTTTAGGGACTAAAGAAAACTCTTTGGATTTAAGGTAATCATTTACTCTTTTCTCCATATCAGAGAATTGCTTTTCAATCTTTCCTTCAATGTTAAGCTTTACCCCTATATTTACTTCAAATTGGGTTTGAACAAACTTTCTAACAGCTTCGTCTTTAATATCAAGCAACCTTATAAACTCTTCTGTGGCTTTTTGCGCAGATTTTCTGCCTTCTTCTGTTGAAATGTCAAAAGCAGACTTATATCCTTCCGCTATTTGCTTTATACTTTCAGAAAGTTTACCATTTGAATCATTGAGAGCATCGTTAGCTTTTTCGGCTTTTCTAGCTTCTTCTTGATAATCGTATATTATATCTCTCAAATCTCCAATATTTACACCTGTTGTATTACTTACTACAAAATACATCTTCTGTATCTTATCGTATGTAGACATGGAGCTTTTTGCAATATCGTCAAGCTGTTTCTGCAATTCTTTAGAAGCGTATTTATTTGTAGCAAAATATTCCTTTATTCTTGCACTCATTTGAATAAATCCGCTAGAAACGTTATCCATGCTTGACTTATAGTTTTGCTGCTCCTTTGAGGCATCTTTTATGTTTTCTACAAGACCTTCATTCCAAAAAGTTTCGGTTTGTCTTGACAGATATGACAGATATGTTGTTTTTTCAAGTTCCTCATTTAATATTTTTTGGGCAGAAGTCAAATCTACCGTTCCGTCCTTTTGCTTTACAATTCCACTATATACTTCGGGGAATTTGTTTTTTAAATCATTAAGAAGTGTATTTAACTTCTCTCTTTCTTTGTTGGCTTCACTTTCTACTTCGTAATATTCCTTAGTTCCTTTCTTTATGGATTCTAGTGAATCTAAGGATTTTCTTATTTTTTCATTTTGTTCTTCTATTTTAGAAGTGATAGAGTTGAAGCTTTTTCCTGTTTCTTTTACACTGTTTACTAAGACATCATAAGCCTTTTTATTTTCCTCAACTTTCTTTACATGGTCGTATAGTTCATAACCTAAATATGCTACTGCGGAAGCAATCATTACAAACGGATTGGCTTTAGCAAAAGCAATCAAAGAGTTAAATACTTTAATCGTTTTAGCGGTAGCACCAACAAGACCACTTTGTGCGGCAGTAGCAGCAATAGAGCTTGCAGCAAAGGCATTGTTGGCTTTAGCGGCAAGTAAAACTTTAGCTGTGTATAAAACAAACCCTACCGAAGCTGCATTTATAAGATTGGCAAATATTTCCCAATTTTCTACAATAGTTCTTACAGAAGCTACGATATTTTTAATTATGCCATCATTTGCCTTACCTATATCGTTCAGCATAATATCTATACTATCCTGCAAGTTTGACATTTGCCCCGCCAAAGTTTCAGCTTGTCTTTCCTGCATGTTATAGAATATACCTCCTGCTGATGTTACACGCTTAAACACTTCTTCCACATCTCCAAAAGCAACCATTTTCTTGGTAACACGGTCTTGTACTTCTCCTATCGTAACCATTTTGCCTTCAAGTTCAGTATAGTATTTAGCAAGTTCACCAAGAATGTTAAGACCTGCTTCTGTAAATTGCCTTACTTCAGTTCCACGCAAAACATTCGCGGCTTTCACCTGTCCGAAAGCCAAAATCAATCGTTGCATATCTATACCAAGACCTGCCGATACATCAGCAAGCATTTTAGTTGTATCGTACAACTTTTCGTATTCTACCTGATAAGCAGACAAAGACTTTGTATAAGTAGTCAATTCCTTCAATGTAAAAGGTGACTTAACCGCCAATTCTGTAATCTGCGCAAACAACTTGTCGGCTTTATCTTTATTCTGTAAGATAGAAGCAAGTGCGGTATTCTGCAATTCAAATTCTCCACGAACTTTAACCAAGTTCATAAGATAGCCTTGTATCTGAGAAACAGAGAAAATCAAAGCAAGCTTTCTCATTAACTGGTCGGAGGTATTCATCAGATTCTGATGTGACCTTATTATCCTTCCGTAAGAATCTACCTGACCTTGATTTAGTTTATTCAGTCTTTCTATCTCTGAACGAATCTTAGATATGTTTGCAGAATAATCTTTGCCTGTCTTTAAAAGCATCTCTTCTGCCTGACGAAGCTTCGCTATCTTGTTGATACGTTGAGTAACCAAAGCTTCCGAACTAGCCATAGCACGGTTGTAGGCATCAATAGCTTTTGTATTAACTCGTGAACTACTTTGTTCTTCGGTTACTTGCTTCTGTTTTTTTCTATATTTTTCTAATTGCTCCGTTTTCTTTTTTAACGCCTCTATTTCCTTGTTGAGCCGTTCTATTTCCTTGTCGTTTGTTACAGACTTCTGTTTGGTCTGACTGTTGTTGTATTTATTGATAGCAGCAGCAGCCTTTGATATTGCGTTTGAGAATTGTTCTATTTGGGCAGTTCCTTTGCTTACATTAGAAACACCTTGTGCAAACTTTGATATATCCATAGAATTTATCTTAGACTGCATCTCGGTCAACTTCTTTAGCAAGCTGTCGGAATTGGATGCCATTTTAGTCATTGCCAAGCCAAACTTCTGTGCCATCAATTCAGAATCTTTAGATATGTCGTTAATCTTCTTGTCTATCTTGTCTATATTGTCAAGTACCGATTTCGGTATCTCCAACTCTTTACCTATTGCAAAATCTTCTGCCATATATATAAGTTTTAAATCGTAGGTTTAAGACCTAAAGCCTTCATCAAATCTTCGGGATTGTCAAAGGATTGTGCGTTCTTGTTCTCTGATTCTTTTTCAGAAAGGTATCTTACATGTGTGAAGTCGTAAGAAGCAAGCCTTATCTGCGGTATAGTCCATTCCCAAAGATATTCCTCTCTAGTTACATAAGGGTTAGCTTTGAGGAAGTCAATCATCTGTCCGTATTCTGTTCTGCTGACAATGATTTCTGTTCGTCCATCCTCGTCTTTATCCCCAACGCCATCTCCCTTATCATTGTTATAGCGTTGGTACTCTCGAAAAAATAGTCCATCGAAAGCATGTTCATAATCTCTACCAAAAGACCTATCCAGTATTTCTGATTGGTATTCCACATTATCGTGTCACGTACAGCTTCGTATTCCTCACTGTATATTTTACGTTTGTAATCACTGAAAATACGGTCTTTGTCGTTAAGGATAGCCAATACTATTACGTGAACAACAGAGGGCAAATTAACCGAATACTGCTTGATTATATCGACCATATTTCCTTTCTCTGCCTTTTGTATCTTACACGATTCTTCCGCTATCAGCCATTGAGTGCCGGGCTTTAAAGCCGTAATAGGAAACTCTGTTTTCCCCATTTTAGCAATAGTAGGACTGTCGTTCATAATCTGAGCAAGTCTTTCCATTGCTTCCAATGATACTTCCTTTATTTCTTTCTTTCTTCTTGTAATCATAATTCATATACCATTTTATAACCAAAAAGGGCAGTGGCAAAACTACCACCACCCTTTCCTTTTATAGAGTTTTGTTACTCTCCAATTATTCCCCAGCCAATTCAGGGATAACTGTTTCAAGCTTTTCAGCAGGAACAAAAGCAACCGTAGCTTTCTTCTTGCCGCTGTCAACAGTCAATTCGCCTTCAACGGCTGTACCTGAAATAGCACATTCACTTGAACTTGTTTTCAGTGAAGCAAGTACCGCACGAGCGTCAATCTGAATCTTCGGACATACTACACACATGTCGCTAGACCCGAATTTCATGATAGCCATAGCGTAAAGTGTCTTGTAAGCGGAAGGTGCAAGATATACATCGGTATCAGTGCTACCAGCAACCCAGCCACCGAAGTTAGCAAGGATTTCACCCTGCAAGTCAAGTGAAGTAGCTGCAAACTGCCAAGAACCCAATACTACGTTCTTAATTGCAGGTTCAGACTTGGTTTCACAGTCACGCTGGTTGGTTGTATTTTCATCTTGCTGCAAGGAAACACTATCCGCAAGCAAAGTGTCAAATGTGAAAGACTTTGTACCCAAAGCATCACCTTCATACGGAATAAGCTTCAACTCTGTCAATCCGTAAAGCAAAATCTTGTTTTTATCAAGAGCATTGTTTGTTATTGCCATAATTATATCTGTTTTTAAAGTTTAAACAATCAATAAATTCAACAAGGTAACGTGACAATCCATACCTCTTTCGTAGTCATAGTCAGGGTACGTCTTATCCCTTGCAATGAAATAATGTTCGCTTTTGTAGCTTTTTATAAGTTGGAAAAGTTTCTTATCTATATCGCCAAGACTGACTTCCCCATCGGGTACTGCATAGCAATATACCGCTATCGTAGCTTTCCCACACCCTCCTAAATCCTGAATGGCATCCGATATGTCAACGAGAACCATTTCGTTCAATTCTCTCTCTATACCGTCAGGCAAACGGTCAAAATATAAGTTCAGCGTCAGCTTATCTTCTCCGTAGAAAAGACCGTGAAAGAAATCATACACATTCTGTATTTCAAGACTATCCTTTATCATAATCACAAATTTACATCTCTTACCGTACCTTTATATTTGTCTGCCAAAGCTTTTATGTCAGAACTTACACCCGAAATAACATTGTATTTCCTCTTTAGACTTCCTTTTTTCTTTTCAAGTATCTCGCCATAGAACATTGCTACTGCAATAACTAATACAAGTCCATCACCGCTTGGTCTATACGAATCAAGAAAGTCGTTTATCTCGTTATATCCGTATTCGTTCTGACCTGAATACTTGCTGTATCTAGGCTCGTTTGCACGTGGTGACAACAATCTCTTAGTACCGAATACCAGCCTTCTGTTGTAATACACCGCACATCCGTATGAATCGTGCAAGTTCTGTGTCTTGTCCTTTTTGAAGTCTGCGGTGAGAAAGGCTTTATTTATCAGCTTTCTTCCATCGTCTGCCAGTTTCTCGGCATATTTCTGTATGTATTTGTCCTTGAAACTGCTCATACCTTTCTGTCTTTTAAGTAAACCGCACAACCGCCAAGCTGTGTAGGAAAAAGCCCGAATATCTCTCCCTCAACCTTAACACCGTAGAAAGAACCTTTGAACACCATTCCTTTCTCTACGCCAACACCCTTATCCTTGTCAAAAGGGAAATATACATTGTATGTAGAAGCGAACACCCCCGAAGAATCACTCTTCTGTGCCTCCTGAATGTCACACTTGGTTTCAAAGACAAGCACCTCTTCCAACTTTTGCTGAGAAGGCGGCTTGCTCATATCTTTCTCCAAACGGTAGAAAGCACCATCAAACGGATATTCTTGTATAAGGTTCTTGTCTGCAATCATAAAGCTACATTTTATATATATTATTCAAGCCACTGAACAGTGCCCTCTTCGACACTGCTCAGTTTCTCATCATCCCATTTTCTATATAATGCAATCATCGTATTATAGATACCTTTCTTGTCATTAATCGTCTGACTACCTACTGTCTTTGAATAAGCCCCATGCTGCTGTGTTATACTAGAAGAAGAATTTGGGGAAAGGTACATGGCAAACAAAACATCAGCTAACAGCAAATCTTTCTGTTTCTGTTCAAGCTGAGAAAAATCCGTTACGTCAAGTACGCCCCTTTCCATTGCAATACGTTTGCACAGCGAGGCATCCATCACAAAATTACCAGCCAATGTGGAAATATATTCTATAATATCAAACTGCACCATAATACATTACCCTAAATTAATCCAAAGTTGTAGTTCCTTCACCCGCCTCGTCTGTCTTGACAAGAATGTGTTTTGTAAATTCTGTCAATGTAGGAGCAGCAGAAACAACTGTTTCAGTAGACCATTCCTGATAGTCACCGTTGTCACGGTTGATGTTAATCAATGTGAACAGACCGCCTTCACCAACAGGAGCAAACACCTTAGATACAGATTTAGCACCTGCTCTGTCGTGCATCTTCTTGTCAAGAATGTCTGTGTGCATGATGTAACCAGCATATCCCGCAGGACGCAATACAGCCATGTTGCTCTTCCATCCGCTAACCATTGTAGAGAAGTTGTTCTGTTTTTCAACGATAATTTCAATAGGTGAAATCTTACCGTACTTAGCGATAGCAATATTTGCTTCGTCAGGTGTTACGATAGATGTTTCAGGAACAACGATACCGACAAGTGCCTTAGAGAACTTAACCCATTCAATTACCTGCTCGTTAGTCAGGAATGTATTCATCCACATATCGTAAGGAATCTGCCATTTCATAGCACCTTCAAAACCAGTTTTCATGCGGAAGTCATTCTCAATCTTAGCCATTTGGTCTAAAATCTTTGTAGACTTGGTAGCCCAAGCACCTGTACCTGCCTTCTGAATATTTTCTTTAGGCAACTGCATGTCATGGTAGTATTTCAGACCACGACCGTTTGTGTAGTCAATCTTACCAGTAGACAGTAACTGTGCAGACATGTTTGATAAAGCCTGATTCAGTGAATCCACCTGCTTCTGAACTTGTTTAGTCCACTGCATGATAAGTGCTTTGTCACGACCGTACTGGTCTAAGATGTCATTTTCATAGCTTCTTTCAAAAGCGTTTTCGTAGTAGCCGAAAGAAATCAAGTCAGGAATAGTACCAGTTCTCCACGCTGTTCCTTCACGGTCAATAGCCTTAGAACGACCAAGCGGAGCACGTACTTCTGCCATCGGAGCGATGGTTTCAATAACTTCCTCAACATGATAAGCCGCTACGCCCTTTTCATCGGTAGGAGTAGTTTCAGGATTGATTTCAAACTGACTTCTCCAAAAACCGAAATTGGTGCGCAAAAGAGCATCTTCGTTTACGTAAGTACGCAGCATTGTAGCATCCGAATAGAATTGTGCGTACATGCTGTTTTTAATATCGAATTTTGCCATTTCTTACCTCCTTCTTTAATTAAACCTCATACCAACCGTTGATACGGCTCTTGTTCAAATCCAACACACATTTAGGCATAGGCGACATCTTGTGAATGTACATTGTGCTATGCAGCATCGGTGTAATGTTTACACGTACCTTGCTTACATCCTTGTAGTTGTTAGTCATAGGATAGTAAACGAAGTCATAGTCACACGGAGCAACAGCACTGATATTCTTCACAAGCATTGTACCAGTAGCAGTTTGTGATTCATCTTGTGCTTCAACCAAAATATCACCGTCAGTCAGACTTGCAATTTCAGTATCTACAACAACTTCCCAAACGTCTTTGCCACCGTCAGTAGATTCAGTTACGGAAGTAACCTTAGAAGCCTGACCGCCTTCAGCACCGATAGTATCAGGTGCTTTCATCAATACGTCACCTACAAACGGAACATGTGAATATCCGTCACGGTAGATTTTAATAGTAGTGGTTGACTGTGATTTAACCTTGAATGTTTTCAACAGATAAGCTTCGGGATGTTCACCCTTGTCGTCTGTTCTGAACTCAAACAAGTCACCTGCATAGATTTTAGCAAATCCTTTGAAAGGATTCATCCAAGTAGCACCGAATGTAGGAGCAACCAAATCGTTTTTCTGTCCGCTAATATCAACGAACACCGAACGTTGACCTCCAATATCACCAGCAGCACTTAATTGTACCCTTGCATAAGCAACTCCAGGCACTCTGTAAGCATCATAATAATTACTCATTCTTTCTTCTCCTTGTTTAATTTGTTAGACTTTTTCGTTCTCCTGCATCTTCTCTCTTTCTTTTCTGATGTCCTCGAACATAGTTTTATATTTCTTGGTATCACCGTTGGAAGCATTTTTAGGACTAGCCCCGTCACCGACATCTGCTCTTGAACGGTTGTAAATTTTAAGGAAAGAATCTGCCTTAGCATCAACATCCATATCTTCCGTAATATTGATTTCCGAAAGAAAATCACTCATCCATTCCTCATCCTTTACACCTTTCTTCTTCAAAGCCGAAGCAAGCTCGTTACGTTTTGCCTTGATAGCATTTTCACGCTTGCCTGCGTTCATTTCTTCTCGCATCGCCTTGATTTCATCCATAAGAGTTTTAATCTGCGGATTGTCCGAATCACTGCTACCAGCAGGTTTCGGTTCTTGGTCGGGATGTTCCTTTTTCCATTGATTGACAAAATCGGAATTGTCCTTTTCGGCATTTGAGTTCATTACGCTGAAAGTATCTTTCACCTTTGCAATGAAGTCATTCAATTCCATTTCATCATTCGCAACTAGAGGCATTAGGGATTCTAACTGCTTCTGTATGCTTCTTTCCGACATGCGCAAGGGTTTCTTGCCGCTATTCGTCAAAATACCTTTGAGGCTTTCAAAGGATTCTTCCTTAGTGAATTTCATAAACTTGCAATTATAAAAATTTAACTTATCGCAAATATAAACACTTTTGTAATCATTACAATAGGAATTGCTATCAACTTAGTTCACTATGAACTAACTTTTTAGATACATATTTATATTTATATTATTTATTTGTATATTTGCGTATGTAAAGGGATAGAAAGGAGTAATTAACCTTTCGACAAGGGACTTTCCATGATTCGCCCTTCCCTTTATTTTTGTGAATTGTGGAATTAAGTTAATTTTTAAAATTTTAGAATTATGGGAAAAAGAAAAACAACGGAACAGTTTATTGCAGAAGCAAGAAAAGTTCACGGGGATGAGTATGATTACTCAAAGGTTGAATATGTAAACAACAACACAAAAGTATGTGTTATCTGCCCCGAACACGGAGAATTTTGGGTATTACCAAGAATACATCTTCAGGGGTGCAAATGTGCGAAGTGTAGCGGTGTTGTAATGGATAAGGAATACTTTATAGAAAAGTCAAAGAAAATACATGGAGATAAATACAACTACTCAAAGGTAGAGTATGTAGATTCTCGCACCAAAGTTTGCCTTATATGTAAAAGATGTGGTAAAGAGTTTTGGATAACCCCAAACAGCCATATATCAAGAGGTAGTGGATGTGAATGTTATGCTAAAGAAGCTATATCTAAATCTTCAAGGGGAGAGTTGGTTTATGGAGTTGGAGTAAATGATGATGAAAGATTCTGTGTAGATGAAAACGGGAACTACTATCCTGCATATTCAGCATGGATGCACATGCTTAGAAGATGCTATTGTGAAGATTACAAATCAGAAAATACCACATATAAAGATGCTTGCGTTTGTGAGGATTGGCTTCATTACGGCAACTTTAGAAAGTGGTTTGAAGACGATGAAAACGGGTATAAGGAAGGATATGAACTTGACAAAGATATTATGGTTCACGGCAACAAAGTATATAGCCCCGATAAATGCCTTATAGTACCGCGTTTTATTAATACGCTATTTACAAAATCAGATAAAAATCGTGGCGACACAATGATTGGTGTCAGTAGAACAAAACAAGGAACTTTTAGCACTAGACTATCGAAAGGTGGAGAGCAGGTTTACTTGGGGAGATTTAATACTGAAAAAGAAGCATTTCAAGCTTATAAGAAAGAGAAAGAGGCATACATAAAAGAAATTGCCGAAGACTATTTCAATAAAAACTTGATTTCTGAAAAAGCATACAGGTCATTGCTCGCCTACGAAGTATGGGAGAGTGATTAATGGCAAATGAAGAAAGTGAAATAAGAATCATCAGACCGCAGGAAGGATTTCAAGAAAATTTCGTCCGCAGCAATATAGACGTGGTTATAGGCGGAGGGGTACTCAACCCTCAACCAATGGATGCCTTAATATCAACCCCTGACGGATTTAGAAAAATGGGAGATATAAAGGTAGGAGATATAATACATAATCCAATGGGTGGAAATCAAGTGGTTAATTTTGTAATAGACAAAGGACTACAAGATGTTGTTGAGTTTACGTTACAAGATGGAAGGAAGGTTCAGAGTGCTCTTTCTCACCGTTGGATGGTAAAAGAAAGGCATGGAAATATTATTGATATTTCTTCCGAAGATATTATAAAATATATTGATAAATCTAGGAATAGAGATAAAAGACACGTGAATAGATTGAGAATACCTCTTACTCAACCTGTATCTTTTTACAGAAAAGGTAATCTTAAAATACATCCGTATTTGCTAGGTTGTCTAATAGGCGATGGTTGTTTATCTAATAAGTTACATAGAGCCGACCTTGCTTGCCATTCTAAGGATTATCAAACTATTGAAAGAATAAAAGGGTTAGGATATGACATAGTTAAGGAAAGTAAAAATAAAAATAGCCTGCATTATTGCATCAGAAATAAAGAAGTTGTTGAGTATTTGAAGGAACTTGGATTGTGGGGTAAATTGTCTTATGACAAATTTATACCTAACATATATAAGTATTCAAGTATAGAAGACAGAATGGAGCTTATAAGAGGGCTGTTCGATACAGATGGCTGCTGCTCCCAATCTAGCACAAATAGGAAAAGCAGAGTTTCTTACAGGACAACAAGTGAAAATTTGGCAAATGATATTCAAGAATTAATATGGAGTATAGGTGGAAGATGTTCAATACACATTACAGATAAAACAAAAAGAATACAAAATGGGAAAGAGGTAAACTGTGCTAAATCTTACGGATTGTTAGTGTGGACTAAGAATGATAAAGATTTGTTTTGCTTAGATAGAAAAAAAAATAAGGCTATAACTGAAAAAGACAGAAAATGTAGCACAATGCTAAGCATTATGGATTATAAACTTGTCGGCAAAAAAAATGTTAGATGTATAAATGTTTCGGGTAACGAGCATATATATTTAACAGATGGATACGTTATAACAAGGAACTGCGGAAAGTCTTTTGCTGCAATCCTTTCTGTTGCCGAGCCATCATTAGACCCAAATTTCCGTGCATGTTTCACACGAAGAACATTCTCGGAATTGAAAGGTGGTGGTTCTTTGACAGACGATTTTAAATCTGCCTATGGTAATCACATTGAAGTGAAATCAACAGACCCTCCACGTGTAAGGTTTCCGTCAGGGGCGTTTGTTGATTTCAGGCAGATTAACGATGAAAATATACGAAAGGTAACTGAAACTTGGAAAGGTAGCCAGTACGACTTAATATATATGGACGAATTGACTTCGTATGAGTTTTCTACGTTCAAATATCTACTATCACGTAACCGTGGTAAAGCCAAATGGTCGGGCAAATTCAGAGGAACTACAAACCCCGAAAAAGACTGCTGGGTTAGAAAATTCATTGATTGGTATGTTGGATTGGATGGGCAAATAATGGAAGATAGAAACGGTGTCGTGAGATACTTCTATCTTCAAGGAGAGAATGTAGACGATGTTGTTTGGGGTGATTCAAAAGAAGAAGTTTACAGAAAATGCAGGGACGATATTGATAGAAAGATAAAATCTTTAGGTGGTGGGTTTACATATAAGAACCTTATAAAAAGCTTTACATTCTATTTAGGTAGAATGTCAGAGAACAAGGCTTCTATCGGTAACAATATGGACTACGCTGGTAGTGTTGCAGCAGTTGGTGGTAGACAAGCACAACAGCTTATTGAAGGTAATTGGAATGTATCTTTAAAAAACGATGCAGAAGCACCTATCCCATACGCTACTGCCGAAAGCGTTTTCAACAACGACCCACGAAAGAACAACGACAAATGGATAACGGCAGACTTGGCTGACACTGGTGACGATAACACGGTAATACTTGTTTGGAACGGTCTGCATATCATAGACTATAAGATATTATGTACAAGTACGCCACGACTTAACGCAGAGATGCTGATGCAGATGGCAGAAAGACACGGAATACCTGACAATCATATAATCTACGATGCTATTAGGGCTGCTTATATAAACGACTATATCAACGGTGCGATAGGTTTTAAATCATACAACAGACCAAATGGGTTGTATTGGCGTATGCACTACAACATGAAGGACGAGTGCTACGGACGATTGGTAGAGGTTATAAAGAGAGGTTTGCTTTCATTTGAGGATTCTATTGCGGAAGCTATTTATCCTCACAAGAGAATGAGCAATCCCATTACGATAAAGACGGAATTTATAGAAGAGTGTTCTGTCGTGAGATGGAAAGGTTTGCCCAGTGGTAAAAAGACGCTTTTCAACAAGAAGGAAATGAATCAGATGTTGGGAAAGAACAGGTCTATGGACTTGCTAGACCCTATTGCAATGAGGATGCTTCCTCTGTTGAAATACGAATACGGTCAGGAGCTTATAGCTTCGGAAGTGGCGTTGGAAGAGGATAACGATTTAGGATTGGATAAGGCAAACGTATTTGACGATAGTTTTTGGAGTTAGTATTTTAAATATAAGAGATATATATGGCGATAGCGATAGAGGACATTACGAAGATTATAGACGATGGCAAGAAGATGAAGCATGAGATAAGCGTCAGAGATATATTCTACGTTATTCTTTGCAGAAGCTTCAAGGACAAGAACATTGTCTATGCAGGTCTTTTCGGTAAGGACTTTACTTCTGATGTACTTGACAAGTACGACAAAAGTCAGAAGATGCGGTATTTGAGAAAATACATGAAGTCCAATTATGCGGATAAGGGAGATGTAAACACGGCAACTAGCTGCAAGGTAAAGTACGATGATATTACCTTTGAAGAAAACAAGGAACAGTTGATTAAGAACCTTGCAAAGATTAAGGAGATGAACGAGAACGGTGAACTTGACGCTAAGGATTTTATCAAGCTTGATATTGAAATCCGTACAAAGCTGAACGACAAGTTTGCTGTATCGGAGAAGCAGGACGAGCAGAGGATAATCGTAGAAACCAAGTTCAACACGATATGTCCTCATACACATAGGGAGTGTTGGGTGCAGACAAAGGAATATGCGATGCAGCATTGGAATTTGATTGAGAACCCGAATAGTATTAAAGAACACGAAAACGAGAACGGAGATGAATAGCAAGACTAGAAAACTTATTGATGAATTGTTGGCAGAACCTGAAAAGCTTTTGGAGAAGAAGCCTTTCACGAGGGGCACTGTCGCTGGTAATAACTGCCACTATGGTTTCTTGGATAAGGAAGTTTCCATAAACGGCAAGATTCAGGCTACGCTGTCTAATATCAAGAGAAACGTAGTAAGTCAGGACGAGTTTGTCAGAGAACTAGACCCTATGAGCCACAAGGTACTGTTTGACGAGAATATACCGTCCATTACCATGAAGAACAAGAAAGGGCAGATGTATGAGATAGAATACAAGAAAATGGCTGTTCCTTATCAGAGATTAATCAGGGACAAGCACGTTCTTCACTTGTGCGGAAACCCTATGCAGTTCACGCTGATGAATACAGAGCCTGACGAAAAACAGAACAAGGCTTTCATTGATTTCAAGCAGTATTGGAATTTGAGAAATATGGACGGTATGCGTACAAAGGCTGTAAGTGCGCAGAAGTCTTACGGAGATGCAGGTCTTTTGTTTTACTTTGACTATAAAGGCAGAATCAAGGCTAGACTGTTAAGCTACGAAGATGGATATATTCTTTGCCCTCACAATGACGAGAACGGTGACAGAATACTTGAATCGGTGTATTATTCAGTAGGAGATACGCAGTACATTGACAGCTATGACGATACGTATATGTACAGATATGTATGCGAATGGAATGACGACAGCGTAAATCCTTATAGCTGGAGAATGGAAAAGCCAGTGCCGCACGGATTCAGTGAGATACCTTTGGTGACTAAGAGAGGTCGTGTAGCTTGGGATAACGTACAGAGCATAATCGAAGTTTACGAGGTTATATACAACGTGTTCTTGGTTATTCAGAAGCGGCACGGTTGGGGTATCTTGTATGTAAAAGGTAACTTCAAGGCTTTGTCTGAAAAGGTCGCAGGTGCGGTCATTCTGAATGACACTTCTATGGAAGGCAACGGTAGTGCAGATTTCAAGACACCGCCTAGTCCGCAGAATATGATTGATACGCTTGGTCTTATGGAAGAAACCATTCAGAAAGGATGCGGTGCTACTTTCCTTCTGCCTAAAGATGTAAAAAGTTCAGGTGATATTTCGGCTCAGGCTATCATGCTTACACAGTCTTTGGATATTGAAACAGCCCTGCAGGGTGTTATTGACTGGCAGAATTTTGCGGATAAGATGTGCCGGTTGTTTAAGGAAGGACTTGCAAAGGAACTTGTCAATAACGGCAAGAATCTTACGGCTGTGACTGATTTTGAAAGCATAGACATTAATGCGAAGTTCAAGGTATGGCGACCGCAGAACGATACAGAATACAACAACATGCTTATTTCTCTTAAAGGCGCAGGTGGCATTTCGGAAGAAACGCTGATTGACAAGAATACTGAAAGTTCACCTGACGAAAAGATTAGAATGAAAAAGCAGAAAGAGGAAGAGTTTAAGCTTAAAGAAAAAGAAATGTCCTTGCAATACGGGAACAATAATAACGGAGATGGTGGAAACAGTAATGTTGATTCAAATCAAAATGGCGTAGGAGGCGCAAGTAAAGAGTAAATGGAGTGGTCGGAAATAGTACAGAATGTATTAGTCCCAGTTGGAGCATTTCTTGGCGGTGGATGGATTCTCAATTTCTACAATGCAAAACCAAAGAAAAACAGCATTGAGATTGAGAATATGCGTACTGTGATTGACGAGTTGCAAGATGTTATCAAGCAAAACTCGGAAAGCAGCAAAGAATACCGAAAGACTACTACCGAAGAAATAAACGCTTTGAAAAAAGAGGTAAGGGAATTGTCTTTGAGGGTTGATATAAAACACGAAGCTATCTACGCTTCAAGCGGATGCAAGTTCGTAAAGAAAGCAGAAGATTGTATTGTTATGCAGACTTTCAAAGAGAAATGTCAACAGTGTGGTATAAACAATAACTAATTTTTAAAAAGGAGGTAAATATGTCTTTTATGAGTGACAAGATAAGAAACGGTGGAGAGATAACAAGTCAGGGAGAATTTAACAAGGTTGATTCTTTCTATATCATGCTTGTACCTAAATCCACCGATGCGGCTTCGGTATACGTAATAAACGTACAGCTTGCAGATAATACTGGGCTTGTGGATTTCCCATTCATGTCAAGTACGTGGAATCCTGTCGTATGTACGAAGCTTAACGTAAAGCCGGAAGATTTGACAAGTTACAGAATTTTTTACGGTATGGAATAGCTATGGGTGGATTCAATATAGGAATTGGTGTAGGGTTAAGATACCCTGCACCTAAATTGGGAAATGCAAACGTAAATCCTCCTGAGCCTGATATAACGGATGCTTTGCTGATGGAGGACGGAAGTTTGTTTCTTATGGAAGATGGAAGCTATTTTATACTTGAAGATAGTGCGGTTTTACAGACTTTCAGTGTTAATCAGGTAAATGATACCAATACGACTACGAAAACAAGAAAAACACGTTCTACTACAAGCAAAAATACGGCTACCTCCAAGAAGGTAGATAAAAATTATTGGCACTTTACAAACAATAAATAATTATGGCAGTAAACGGAAAGAAACTAAGTGAACTTACGGATAAAGTAAGTGATATACAAGGTACAGAAAGAATATATGTTTCTGATGGAAGTGGTGTACCTAAATATATTGAAACAAATCAGTTGGCTAAACCAAGTGATATACCTGATGTAAGCGGTTTTATCACATCTACTCAGGCAGACGGAAAGTATGCTACATTAGAGCAAATCGGAAACATTGATGCTATTTTGGATTCAATAAATGGTGAAAGTGTGTAATATAGTAATAAATATGTGGAAAGTTATAGATAATTTCCCTAAATATAGTATTAGTGATAATGGGAAAGTAAAAAGGAATAGATATGAGCAGGTAGATTCAATGGGTAGAACAGTTTTATATAAAGAAAAAGAACTTCGTTTGTACAAAGATAAAGATGGATATTCTACCGTTATGTTTAGAAACGAAAAAGGTCATGTAAAGATGTGTAAAGTGCATAGACTTGTAGCAGAAGCATTTATTGATAATAAAGAAAATTATAAGTTTATTAATCATAAAAACGAGAATAAAAGTGATAATAGAAAAGGAAATCTTGAATGGTGTGATATAAAATACAATAACACCTATAATGGAAGGCATATAATTGCAGGTATTACCCAAAGGAAAAGAATATATTCTATAGATAAAAACGGAAATATTATTCATTATAATGGAGTATGTGAGGCGGCTAAAAGTTTAAACGTAAAAGGTTGCAATATCTCGTCAGCTTTGAACGGTAAATTAAAAACCGCTTATGGTTATAAATGGTTTAAGGAGGTGATTTGATATGGGAACAACGGCAGAGAAATTAAATAAAATATTAGATAGCAAAGCAAAGATTAAGGCTGCTATCGAAGCGAAAGGCGTTAGTGATGTGGGAGATGTGTTGGCTAACTACCCCGATAAGATTGCAAGTATTCAAAGCGGTGGTGGAAGTAGTGGTTTTACAGGTCATGCAGACGTAGAGGGATTGAAAGCTATTGGTTGGACTGATGAAGATATAGAATACTATCAGACGCACGGTGTTAATTGGAATGAAGAAGATGATGTTTATCATAAAGTACCGCAGGATAATATTGACCTGTATGGTGTGTTGACTATTGATAATATTCAGGAATATAAAGATAGAATTGTTTATCTTCCTAAGATTGATACAAGCAAAAGGACAAGTTTAAGCAAATTGTTTAAAGATTGTAGTTCGCTAATATTCATTCCTATGATTGATACAAGCAGTGCTGTAGATATGAGTTATATGTTTGCTGGTTGTTCTTCTTTAATTTATGTTCCAAAATTTGATACAAGCAACGCTGCGTTTATAAATCACATGTTTTTTAACTGTTATTCTATAACTTCTGTGCCACAGTTTGATACAAGCAGTGCTATAGGTATGAGTTATATGTTTACTGGTTGTTCTTCTTTAATTTATATACTACAGTTTGATGCAAGTAATGATGTGGAGATTGATTATATGTTTACTAATTGTGTGTCTATGCAATTTGCAAACATATCAAAACTTAATACATCGTTAAATATAACCAGCTCATCATTATTTGCCAAAGACAGCCTACTTTACATCATTAACAACGCAGCACCAACAAAAAAAATTACAATTACACTTTCGGCTTATTGTTATAATAAGTATAATGCTGACCCTGATGTAGTAGCAGCACTTGAAGCACAACCAAATGTTTCACTTGCATCCGCATAACGAAAGGAGTAATTATGAAAGAGATAAAAGCAAAAGAAGGATATTACTTGTCGGATAAGGACAAGATGTTTTTTTATAAGTCTGTGAAAGGAGAGAATGTAAGTTAAGACAACTACATTGAAGTGACGGAAGAAGAAGCCAACGGAATAATGAAGCACGATGAAGCGGTGAAAGATATTGATTCGCTTGATAAGATAGACGAATACTCATACAAGGCTTATGTTATACCTGAATGTATCACGCTATTCCTATTACGAATAATCAGGCACTCGAAAGAAAGTCGCTTTTCCCGATGTGGTCAGCGGATGACTTGTCGGTGAAGAAAGGAGAAAAATATCAGTGTGACGATTTGCTTTGGGAAGCCAGGTCTTGAAACTGCATCATTGTGGAAAGTAGTTGATGAAGAACATGAGGGTACAATAGATGATGCTATTCCATATACGCCTCCTATGGAAATATTTGCCAATAAATACTATACCCAGGATGGCGTGTTATACAGATGTACACGTGACAGCGGCATTCCATTAAGCCACGATTTAAGTGCGCTAGTAGGTTTATATGTAGAATTAGTTTAAATACAATAAACATCCCCACTTACTCATTCAGCAGGTGGGGATTTCTTTTTATTGTTAATTTCGTATAAGATACAAAAGCAAGCACCTAGGATAAGACTTTCCATTATGTTAGGGGTGTAATTGAAATATCTTAATATCAGTTCTATTGGAACGCCACAAATAATTAAATACAATATAAAACATTAAAATTCCTTCATTCTTTATCCTCCAATCCGTATAATTCCATGAGATATGAATTTATCCTATCCTTATCCCATTTGTAGGCTTTACCTAAAGTAGTTGCTTCGACAACTTTTGCCTTCCCGTTTCTTATCTCAGACTTTACCATTGTGGTATAGTCTTTTGAGTTTTCTTTTCCAAAGTCAATTCTTATTTCAAAATTGCCTCTGTTTATCACATAGTTTCTTTGCATAAATTACTCATCATTATAATTGTCAAAATCATCGTATTCTTCGTCACTTGGGTAATCTTGTCCGAAATCCATAGGCTCAATTTACATGATTAAACCAACAATATTCACAATAGTATACAAAATTGCCATAAATAGGTTCGTCAGGAAATATTATTCTTCCACATAAGGCACATCTTGGGAAATTCCTGATTTCTTCTTCAGTGTAATATATTTCCATAGTCAATCCTCCTTAATAAACAGACACAAATCATAAAGCATGTCAATAACTAGTCCGTCTTGTATTTCGTAAAGGCTGTGAATTGTTTCATCCTTATAAATTACGCATACGTAATAATTGTCGAAAGAATCGTCACATATACTTACATCTAACGCTTCGGGCATAGCTTTCTTTATCCTAGACAAAAGTATGTTCTTAAAATTTATTTCCCATTGGAAACTATATACTAGAACACTGTCTATAAAATCAATCTTTTCATTGTTTGTCATAGTGTTGAAATTCCTAAACATGAAAGATATACGATTGAAAGCTTCACAAGAAGAGAGGTGATATAACCAAACCAATAAGTAAACGTACATGCCTTAGGACTTAAATCTTCAAGGTCACGCTTCATGGTTTCAATATTCATCAGTTCCTTGTCAACGAAATTGATATACTTGCTGATTGAAGTACATTTGTACTTGTAGAAAGAGAGCGCAACAAAAATACAAAGTGCAATGATAAATAGAATTTTCATAGGTCTTTAAATTTTGAATTAATATCTTTTATAAAACTATCATAGTGTTGTAAAGGTACATAATCTTTGGCAACTTCAACAAAAGCATCCAAACATTTAGCTTTTATTAACTCTTCATTCTTATAATCAGAATCGGTCTTAAACTTCTTGTAGTCTATAAGCCTGCCACCCATTTGCATAAACGCTTCGTTGGCTTTCTTGTCTACATATTCGTTCCATTTGTTGTTGCTATGACCTTTTACCCACTGAAACTTGTAGTTGATATTCTTTGTTTCTACCAAATACCGAAATTGGCTTATGTATTCCATATTTTTATCGAAATTACAAGTTTTGTGGTCTAATACATAGATGCAGTATTTACTGTCGGTAAAAATGCAACATCTACAATTATTAGGCAGTGCTTCTATTGCAGATATAATCGCATTTAATTCTGCCTGATTGTTTGTTAGACCTAAGAAGCCTTGTGAATATTCATGCAATATTTCATCGTTTGTCGGATTGATTATAACAAATGCCGAACCTGCTGGTCTTGTAGGCTGGGTATTATTGGCACTTCCATCGCTATACACCACATACAAGTCACAGACATCTTCTTTGTCTTGCTTCTTCTTTAGATTTTGTTTGTTCTTCGGTCGTTTTGCCATATCAAAATAATTCTAATTGTTTCTTTTCATCGGGTAATTCCAATCCGTTTACGGCTAATACCTTGCGTGCAGCTTCACGATATGTTATACCATTGTTTGTGTAATTCATAAACATATTGTACATCTTAGGGTACATACCGTAGCACATTTGCAGTCTATTATCATCTTTGAAATGCGCTCCATACATACAAAACATACATCCCGTTCTCTTTGCTCCTTTGTTGTATATGTCCGCAATCTTTAGGTTTCGTTTCTTGATATACGCCCAAATATCTTCTTCAAACCAAATGGAAAGTGGTTTTGAAATAGTTATATCTCCAAACTGATTGCATCCACCTGCTTGCAGATATTTCATTTGTCTTTGCATACTTTCGGAAGCCATTTCACCGCTTATAGGGAATAGACCAGTTTCTAAGTGGTATTTATGAAATGGTATTTTTTTAAGTTGATAACAGCATTTTTCGCTTACATCAAAATCCTCATCAAGTAAGAACATCCATTTTTGAGATAATTTAAACAGACTTTCACGTTTTACTACAAAATTCTGATACACCTTACCATTTGGATTCCTTCTAACTTTTCCAACCAAAGCTGAAACGGACTTACTAACCAACGGAAATCCATACTTCTCAAACACTTCTTTAGGTTTTAACTTTGGATAAATTATATCAATGTTATACCCTTCTGTGTTTTTAAGTTCACGAACAAATCTCACAATGTCGGGATATTCATTGCCAGTATTACAGAACACCGCTTTAATATCCGGCTTGATAACTCTGCATAAGTCAAGAAGCACGGTGCTGTCTTTCCCACCACTAAATCCGACATACACTTGTCCGTTCAAACGAGATATAAATTGGTCTATTACACCTAACGAATGGTCTATCTTTTGGTCTAAAGTCCACTTTTGTCTTTCTTTAAGTTCTTTTAAATCCATAGGTTACAATTCTTCAAATTCCTTTTTAAATTCATCAATCTTTTATGAACTTTTTCATTTTCTGATTCAGTCAAGAATCCACACATGTAAAGCAAACTTCTACTTAAATTAGCTTTTGCCAATGTTTCTCTATAAGCTTCTTCTGTCATAAGTTTAATATTTAGTTAGTTAGTAAAAAATCTTTACAAAACTATTTAATTTATAGTAGTATAATTAGATACCATACCATACCAAATCATTCCATAGGACATAGGTATTAGCACCTAAATAATAGATACAGTTATTAGATATATATTTATGTCTTTTATCTTCTTCAAATTCAAAGACACTATATACATTTGCCCCACTCACATTTGCATCGTATATAAGTTTGGCATTTCTCTTTTTAGCGACCATACCTCTTTCGGTGGCACACTTAATCAGTTCATGTACCTTGTTATATCCGATTTTCAATTTGTTTGCCATGTACTTGTATGAAATGCCGTTGTCCTCAAATTTCTTTCCCATTAAGCCACGCTTACGAACTTCTCTTCTAATAGCCTTATAGTCGTCTGACTTGCTAGGGTTACTATACTTCATCATAAGCTGACGGATGTACTCTTTTTGGACTTGTACTTCTACAAGGAACAGCGCACGCAGACCGTCACCTATCGTCTTGATAGTTGAAAAGTCAATTTGTTCTATTCTTACATTTGATTGTTTGCTTTTAAGTGATTTGAATAAAAGATGTTGTTTGTCTTTGCCGATAAATTCCACCAATCCGAGTTGTTTTAGTATATTTATACGTTTTTTGATAGTAGTGAAGCAAAGACCTGTTTCTTCTGAAAGGCGGTTGTATCTGAAATCTTTGATAGTAGATGAAAATGCTTCGTATCTAACCTTAACAAACAAGTAAAGTTCCAATGCCTTTACGACTTTGGAATCCGAAATATGTTCGTTGAAGAATTTTCTACTTATGCCTCTCATCTCTGTCAAAATTTAGGTTATTAAAATGCAAAATGCCCGTCAGTCACTACTGATAGGCATCGTGTTTGCATCTTTTTAAACCCCTATCAGTAGACTGCTTTCGCAGGCGAAACATACTAAATAGAGATTATACTTAAATATATTATGAAAGACATTTATCGTACCAATCTGCTTAATAGTTGTTTCGCTTCCTATTTGCACCACAAATATAATCATTAATTTTCAATCTGCAAACAAATTAACATAGTTTAACTTTGAATAATTGTAATAAGTACAAAAATGTAGTATATTTGTGTTAAATATATGTGCACAATGGAGAAGGTTTTAAAGTTATACACATTCGTAGACGGAATCGAGGACACACCGTTCCCAAACAAGACGGAACAGATTGTCATAGGCGATTTCAAATACGATGCGGCAAGAATGGGCGGTGTACCCACGATAGAAGCTACCGTAAAGCACAGACTTTGCCTAGACAAGCTTTGGACGGACAAGGTATATGCTTCATTTGACGGAGAAAAGTTCTATGTAAAAGATACGCCCTCATCGTCTAAAAGCAACGAGGATGAAAGATACGAACATTCGGTTACTCTGAAATCCGAACGTGAAGTCCTCAACCATACCTATTTCATAGATGCGGTTCAGGGCGACAGCACGATTGACGGTGTTGTTTCCAACAGCCTGAAAGTACAGTTCATGGGTGACATAACACAATTTGTCGCAAGACTTAATGCTTCCATGTCCTACTCAAAGATAGACTATACAGCCGTAATTGACGATGGCATAACTTCTGAAAGCCAGCTTGTATCTTTCGAGGACAAATACATTCTTGAAGCTTTGCAGGAAATATACAATGTATATAAGCTGCCTTACTATTTTGTCGGAAAGACCATACACGTAGGATATGAGCAGAACGCAATACCTACGGTGATGAAGTACGGCATTGACGGTGCTTTGCTTTCCGTATCAAAAGAGAACGCAAACTACAACCTTGTAAACAGAATTACTGGTGTAGGAAGCAGTGACAATATCCCTTACTACTATCCGAACAAGACACCAAAGGGTGAAGTTTCAATAAATGTATATTCAGGCAATCAAGGTCTGTCACAATCCGATTTATCGCTTGTAGATGCGGTCAAATTTGCCGAGAAAGTAGGTTCGACTGACAAATGTATCTACTCAAAGAAAAGTGGCGAAAATGTCGTTGTCATAAATTCCTACGAGTTTTACAATTCGTCAACATTTGTAGACTACGAAGCTAATTCTGAAATATCAATACCAGTAAGAAAGGAAGGCAGTGCTTATAAAAGTACGGCTACATTCCTTGTAAACGTAACGATACTGCATGATGCAAGCATTACAGTCAATACCGCCTTTATGCCTATTAATTTCAGCTTTGGTGCTTTAAGTTCACCGTCATTTACGATTAAGGGATATGGCGAAGAAGATACACAGTACAAAGTCCTGAACAACGGAGATAAGGTAGCAGCAGGTGACTACACAATCAAGGTTGTATTCAAGGTTTCCTACACTGGCATTGTAAGTGATTCTGTGACAAGTGCCAAATTCTACTTTGAGGCTTCATTCCCTAGTTCATACTATGAATATTGGGACTTGAACGGAAAGGAAGTCAAGCTTGAAGAAATAGGTATAAGTCTTAACGGAAGCCCCAAACTAGTAGTAGGTGACTACTTTACACAGAATATAGGCAAGCAGATACCTTATTGTACGGAACTTATGCCGCCTATATACAGAGAAACGGAAGGCGAGCAAAGATTCTACAATGCGCTGAACGACACATATCAGAAGCCTGATTCAGACGAATACTACACATTTGAGAACGTATATTCAGAGGGCAATCCTTTAGAGGGCAAAGTTACCGCAGAAGATATTAAACCGTCTATCAAGGGAATGACAAATGCGGAAGGACTTAGAATAGACATGTTCACCGAATTTGCGTATGACGAAAATGACAGTGATGAGTTTGACGGCGAGAAAAACGAATACGTTCATCCTTACTTCTTCGGAAAGCTTAGAAAGTTCAACGGAGATTACGGATTCAATCTATTCGACCAAGCATCCGAAAGCGGAAATATGGAATTTTCGTTTACAAGCGGTATGTGCGGCTCTTGTACCTTTGAAATAGGAGCAGGAGATGAAACACAGAAGAATTTGGTTCAGGTAGACGATAGCGGGAATCTGTTACGTGACGAGAACGGAAACGTAAGATGCGGTCGTGACGGATTGCAGAAAGAAACACCGCAAGACAGACAGAACGATACGGTAAACTATGAAGTATGGGTTGCACTAAAGAAAGACGATACAACCTATACAAACGTCATGCCTAATGTATCAAAAAACCTCAAACCGAAAGCAGGTGATACATTTGTCATACTGAACATAAACATGCCCGATTCGTACATATATAAAGCCGAAAATAACCTGAAAGAATACCTTATTCAGTATATGGCAGAAAACAACAGCGAGAAGTTTAACTTCTCCATAAAGTTCAGCCGTATATTCTTTGCAGAACATCCTGATATTCTTGAACAGTTGAACGAAAATTCACGGCTTATAGTAGAATACAACAAGGTACAGTATACTTTCTATGTAGACAACTTTACATATACAATGAGTTCAGATTCGCCATTGCCTGAAATAGAAGTAAACTTGGTAGATACGCTTTCTATCGGTCAGAACTCATTACAAACAATGCTTGACGGTGTTAAGCAGGACGTACTTTCCAATATAGGAAGCGGTGACATACTAAGTCAAGGGAACAAATACTTTATTAGAAAGGACGTAGCCGACAGAGCAAAGGGAGAAAAGACATTCAACGACCTTGTAAAGCTAATTGACGGTTTGGAAATAGGTACATATCTAAGCAAAAAGTCAGGTGCAAAGATTTCAGCGGACGGAGCAGCAGAGCTGCTTAATTTGTTGCTTAGAGGTGCGTTGGCAATAGGCGACTATAAAAAAGGCTTGAAAGGAGCCAATATTGACGAACAGGGTGTTGCAGATTTACTTTCTATACTTGTACGAAGCGGAATAGAATCAGCTAATTTCTCTACTGGTGCGTTAGGGGCTGGATTCTGTCTGAAGAAAGACGAAAACGGTGACAGTTATCTGGAGGTAGACCGTATGCTTGTCAGAAAGGTAGCCACATTTATTCGGTTGCTTATACAACAGATAAAGCATGTTGGCGGTCAGATTATTCTTACTCCGGCATCTATGTCTTGCGTTAAGATAGAGGATAAAGGAGATTTCTACCGTTGCTACTTTGAGAACACGGACGGAGAAAGAACAATAGAGCAGGAATTTGTTGTCGGTGACTTGGCAAGGGCACAGACTTTTAACGTTAAGGAAGGTGTTAATGAGAACGTCACTAATACCTACTATTGGCGTGCTGTTGTAGGAACAGGAGATAACTATATAGATTTATCCAAAACAGACTGCGATGCAGGCTCTACAGAACCAAAAGCAGGCGATGATATTGTACAGCTAGGAAACAAAACAGATGCTACACGTCAGGCAGCTATAATCTTGTCTGCATACGGCAATGATGCACCGTATTTTAAATTGTATCGTGGTATCAATTCCTATTCTTTGGACGGAAAAGAATTTGTTTCATTTTCTCGTTCGGAAGTAATGATTATTGCCGATGCAATAAGATTCAGTTCGGGAGAAAGCGTAAAGGACTATATCGACAACGCAGTAGGGGAAGTCAATACAAAAGTAGACGATGCTATATCTGATTTATCTGAAAACATTTCATTTGTAAATCAGTTATCTAAGGATTTAGAAGCTGTTAAAAACCAAATAGACGGTGCTATTGAAACATGGTTTTATGAACCAGTTCCTACATTAAGTAACGAGCCTGCTGTAAATTGGACTACAAACGAAGACAAGAACGTACATTTAGGCGACTTGTATTATGATGGTAATGGAAAAGCGTATCGCTTTCAAGTGAGTGGTAGTAAGTATACATGGCAGGTAATAACCGATTCTGATATCACAAAAGCTTTGGCTGACGCTAAAAAAGCGCAGGACACGGCAGATGGAAAGAGAAGGGTATTTGTGACTACCCCGTCTAATGCCTCGGTGTATGATATTGGAGATTTGTGGGTTAATGCTACATACGGAAGCTACAAGAATGATTTGCTTCGATGCAAGACTGCCAAACAAGCAAATGCTCAGTTTTCTATTGAGCACTGGGAACTTGCTTCTAAGTATACGGATGATACTAAGGCAAATCAGGCTCAGTCTGCGGCAGATGCAGCTAAACAAGCAGCTGATAGTGCACAGCAGACAGCCAATAACGCCGTTCAAAGCGCGGCAACTGCAAACGCCTTATTGTCTGATATAGCAAATGACAACAAGCTGACTGCTCAGGAAAAGCAGGAAACAAAAAAAGAATGGGATATTATTGTTTCTGAAAAGCCTAAAAACAATGCAAGTGCTGACAAGTACGGAGTAAGCAGGACTGCTTACGATACGGCTTATAATACGCTAAGTGCTTATATAACACCGTTGCTTTCAAGTCTTTCAACAACAAGTAATATATCAGGAGCTGCATTCAGAAGCAAGTTTAAGGATTACTACGATGCTCGCACCGATTTATTGAACGCTATATCAGCTAAGGCTAAATCCCTTGCAGATGCTGCACAACAAACTGCAGATGCGGCACAAGAAAAGGCTAATCAGGCAATAAAGGATGCTGCCAACGCAAAAGCGGCAGCAAACAATGCACAAAGTGATGCTGATGAAGCTAAGAGCCGATTAGATAGTTGGGCTTCTGACGGTTCTATTTCTCCAACAGAAAAGCAGTCATTGAAAGAAGAAATAGCTAGAATTGACGCAGACAAGACACAGATTGCAAACGGATATAGTAAGTACAATCTAGGTACTCCTACAAATTACAACAATGCACACACGACTTATCGTGCTGTGTTGGTAACTCTTACGGCTTCATCTCCTGAAACAATTGCTATTCCTTCTGATTTTGCTACAAAGCAGACAACGTATTATACACAGAGAACAAATGCTTTAACCGCTATCTCAAATGCGGCACGTGATTATGCGCAAGGTATAGCCAACGATTTAAGTTCTTATAAGAAAACGGTAAGTTCACAGTTTGAACAAACAAATAATAGTATTACTGCTGCTGTAACTTCTTCTAAAGAGTACACCAATAATGCTATTAATAATATTCAGATTGGAGGAAGAAATTTATTTAGAAATACTAAATATGGTGGTGACTGGTATGCTAATAATTGGGGTACAGGAAAATATTCTGTTTCAAAAGAACAAGTATCTGAAAATGTAGGAGGAATACCATTAGATGAAGTTACTGTTTTCTTGAAAACTCAGGCAGGAACTGGAGATATAAAAATGGCATCAACTTCTTACTCTAATATACCTTATGCGGAGTTAGAAAACAAAAATGTCACAATTTCATTTTATGCTAAACGCCAAGAGAATACAAAAGCCTCAGTGTCAATACGAATTCAAAATAAATATAATGCAATAATATCATCAAAGACTTGGTGGATAAGTGAGTTATCAGATAATTGGGTAAAGTATCAATATACATTTCCTATTGATAAAACAACACATAGAGAAGGGATAGTAGTCTATTTTACCTTATCAGATAGTTTTTTAAACAAAAAGATATATTTCTGTCTTTTAAAGGGAGAAATAGGCAATAAAGCAACCGACTGGTCACCTGCTCCTGAAGATGCTGAAAACGCTTTGACTGAATATAAAAAAGAGGTAACATCACAATTCAGTGTATTAGAAGGTGAAATTAATAGTAAGGTTTCTTCTACTGAAATTACTACTATTAAGCAGGAAATAATTAATACTGCTGCGAGCGATGCAACCAAAAAGGCGAATGATGCAAAGACTTCAGCAATAAGTACTGCCTCTGCTGACGCAACTTCCAAGGCAAATAAGGCAAAGCAGGACGCTATATCTACTGCTGCTACAGATGCTACCAACAAGGCAAATAAGGCTAAGAATGATGCTATAACAACAGCCGGACAAAATGCAGACAAGAAGTACGCAACGATTACGACTGTAAAATCTATGCAGACAGTCATAGAACAGCACTCAGAAAAATTATTGCTAAAAGCCGAAAAGACAGAAGTTACAGCCGTTCAGAACAACCTGAATCAGACTAATAACAATTTGTCAGCGCTGACTACACGTGTAAGCAAAGCAGAAGTCGCGTTACAACCTGATAACATTTGGATTGGTATTTCTTCTAAGGTTACAAGTGTGAGCAAGATAACCAACATTGTTCCTGACAGTTGCTTCGATGATGCTAATTATAGCTTGCTTTATACCGGAGGTTCACGAGTTAGTGCGGCAACTGCCAACAATAGTTGTCCTACAAGTTATTGTATGAAAAGTACAGTTGGTACGATTTATGCTAAGTCATACGTTAATGTTAATGTAGGAGAAAAATATTATGTAACTGCCTTAGTTAATGCGGAGAAGTGTAATTATAATGTAACAGTAGGTCTTAGAATAAAACTGAAAAATGAAACATACAAATACATAGAGCTTGATGCAATAGAATCCAAAACAAAAGGATGGAATACCTTGTCAGGATATATAACAATACCAACAGATTCTATTTCTGCAAGTATATGTTTCAGTATTAAAGGGACATCTAATTTAGGCGAAGCTTACTTTACAAAAGTTTATGCCTACAAAGTAGATGAATCTATTAATCAAAACTATGCTTTATTAACTAGTACAGAAAAGAAGCTGACTACATTTAGCAATATAAGCAATCAAACATGGGGCGTTTATAATATAACAGGACTTAAAAAAAGAGATATAGTTACAGTTTCTTTTGAGTATGAGGCAAGCAATCTCAATTTTAACACCACAACAGAACATACAGCAAAAATAAATTGCCAATTTGGTTCTTTGTACGAATGGGCTGGTACTACTTTTGATTTAAGATCTAATGGTTCAGGTAAATACATATCAAAACCTATAACTATTGGTGGCACAGCGACAGAAACAACTAAAGATAATATATTCTTTAGATTAGATTACATTTCTTCCGTATTACAAAACGGTAGCCCAATAGGTTACTTCCGTGTTTGGCATCTCAAAGTAGAAAAAGGCGAAAGGTCAACACCGTGGAGTGCTGCACCTAGCGATTATTCCACAACAGAAGAGATTAAGACAGGAATTACCGTTAAAGAGAACGCCATAAGTATTTTCGGAAAAGATGTATCTTTACAAGGAAAGATTACATTTAGTTCTCTTAATAGTAGTTTGCAGAGCACAATCAATAATAAAGCTGATTCGGGTGACGTTACATCTGATATAAACTCCTCTAAAGAGGATATGGCTAAAAAGTTAGGATATGCCAGCTATGCTGATATGGTTTCCGCAGCAACAGCCGGAAATACAATCATTGAGGGAGGACATATTCGTACAAGTCTGATTGAAGCGGATGCTCTTGTAGTAAAAACACTTAATGCAACAAATGCCGATGGTATAAGTACTTTAGTAAACAAGGAAGGCATTAGAATGACGGAAGGAAGTAATGTACTGTTCAAACTGACATCCAATAAGGCTACTGTTGGAACGACACGATATTATGCGCAAATGGACTTGACAACGGTTTATTCGAATGGTTCTACTTTGCAAGGTACATTAACACCTGAATCTTTGTTCCTTAGAGGTAAAACTAAAAGTACAGATAAGACTTTGAAAACTACATTGATGTATAATGGCTTGATGATATATGATGAAAATGGTACAGGTCTTACTGTTAACACAAAAGGAATACAGCTTACGTATTGTGGAAGAACTCAGGGGGGTAGTAATTTTTGTGCTGTTGTGCATTATGCTAAGTGTATATTCTCTGCATATATAACAGCTTCGGGATATCTAAATAGATTTATTGGCGCTTCTATTCCTAACAGTTCAGGAACTCCTATCGAATTTTCTGTATCAAAATATGCAACAGGACGCTATAGAGTAACACACAATATAGGGTCAACAGATTACCATGTTCAGATAACAGCTTTATCTAATGGAAAATTAACTGTTGCAGTAATTGAAAACATTTATAGTACATACTTTGAATATAGTACGACAAGTTACTATAACAACTGGTCTCTTATGGATGCAAAAGTATTTATAGCTGTTTATTACGAATCACTCAAACTTGGAACATTTTAAATAAAACTTTCTATAAAAACTGTTTAATTATGAAAAAACTTAATTTTAAAGCTGTCCCGACAAGGGACATTGAAGGTAACTTGGAACCTCGTGACATCTCGAAAGAACTGGGGAATTACATCTATCGTGAAACTTCTGACTTGGGAGAATTAGACCTTGCACAGAGAATCTATAAAGACGGAGAAGTAGAAGCAAATGAGAGTGAAATAGAAATCATCCGAAAGTACATCGACAGCGGATATAAGGCGTTTGTAAAGAAAGCCTTTGAAGAAATGGTTTCGGATGTTCAAGAAGTTCAACCTTTATAAAAAATAATTATGGATATTAAAAATCAATCTTATGGCAAGGTTATCAGTGCTGCATACCAGCACTACATTACATTAACAGAAGTAGAGGACAAGTACAAGCCTATCTTAACCACTATTACAATTCCTTCATGGGAAGGGCTAGACCAATTTGCTGAGATAGACGAAGCGGAAGCGGAAAGAATACGTTCTATTAAGAGCACTTCGAGCGAAAGCATAGAATTATTAAAAGAAAAGGTAGATGTTATGTCTAAGCTGTTTGAATCAAGTATAAACACTATGAATCTTACGGACGAACAAGCATTGCAGGTTAAGGAGCTGTTCCCGAACTGGAGTAATTTTATTAACCAGTCAATACCTAAAGATTTTAAGACAAACTACAATAATGTATTATACAAGGCGACAGAAGCAGTTGAAAACGTATCAGCAGAAGAAACACCCGAAATTACAGTAGCAAGTTATTCGCCTATAACAGATAAAGCAACAGAGTAAACAGTAAGATATATGAAGATAATAAGAAATAAAATAATCCCTTTTAATGGGTTTAAGGCAATAAACATATTCGGTGTATTGTTTGTAAGAGAAAGAGCAAATATAGACGCTAAAACAATTAATCACGAGGAAATACATACAGCACAAATGAAAGAAATGTTATATATATTCTTCTACTTGTGGTATATTGTAGAATGGATTGTAAGGCTTTTTTATAAAGGAAATGCTTACAAAAACATATCACTTGAGAAGGAGGCATACAGCAATGAAAGTGACATGTTTTACCTGAGTAACAGAAAAAAATATTCCTGGATGAAGTATATTTAAAAGATTAACGTGTATTTGTGACGATAAATTAATGTTTAACTAAATGTTTTGAATTATGAAAGAAGAATTGAAAGAAGAAGCAAAGGCGTTGATTGATGCTGGCAGACGAACAAGCAGTTTATCAGAACTTATCTGAACTTGTAGGCATTTACGTTGAACAAGTAGGGGAATAAAATAAATAAGGGGAGTTTTAATCGCTCCCCTTTATCTTTTAAATAGTTTTCTCAATCTGTTTTCTTTAAGCCTAGACTTTTGTAATTCCTTTTCTTCCTTACGTTTTCTCTTAGCTTCACGTTTACGAATATCCTCATTCAGCTTATCACGAAGTGCCATAATATCGGAACGTAAGAAACCGCAACGCTGATTGTTTATTACTACCTGCTTTATTCCGTATTTGTCAAGTACGGATTTAAGACCGCTTCTGTTTGTAGCACCGAATCCTAGTATTTCGCCTGCCTTGTCATAATTAAGTACATCGTCCTTGCATACTCTTCCGCTTGCATTGTTGTTCAGTGTAGCAATAGTAGAAGCTACCGTATCTTCGTTACATTCACCGTTTATAATCTTGTCAACCATGTCAAGTAAGTAGTTGACTGCCATTTTCAATACGATAGGTAATTTGTCTATCTTTTCTTTAGTTTTATCGCTTAATTCCATACTCCTTGTATCTTGATTTCTTAACTTTTCTTGCTCTTCTGGAATGGTTAATAGCTAGTATAATAGTAGATATTGTAGCAAACATAAGTGTTCCGCAAGCAAAATATATGTATTCTTCTGCTGTATCAAATATAGAGTATTTACAATCAATGTAATTAACAATTGGGACTAAAACGAGATTATAGCAAAGAAATCTTGCCCACCTACAATGATATTTCCCTTGTGTATGTGACAAAACAGTAAGCAACACTCCAAATAGCAATGAATTTGTAAATAGGTAGTCATATTCAGATATATCTACTCCATTTAATGCGTAAATCAAAACTATCAGCATATATGTATTCAAACCAAATATGCAAAATCTAACTACAAACTTATCCATTTGCTCTATCTTTATTTACTTTAGCTATAACTCTTGCTGTAATAAAGCCTCCAGTACCTTTACCCATCTTAGGCTTAACCGCCTTCTTCGCTTCCACCTTAACCTTTACTTTCCCTTTGCTATTCGCCATAAATTAACCTCCTATAAAAAAAGAGCCAGCGATAAGTCACCATGAAAAACCTATCGCTAACCCTTTTGCGTAAAAATTTAAACTGTAATAATATGAGAACACAAATCCTGCTCATGGTGAAAAACAACATCTATGAAAACATAGAGGGCAAAAGCGGATTCAAACCGCTGTAAAACACTTTTGCAGAGTGTTGGCTAAATCACTCACCCATTTTGCCCGAATTTCAAAGAAAACCTAGACTATCTTCACAGACCATCTAGGCTAATACTAACAATTATCAACTCTTTAATTCTATGAAGTACATTACAAATGTAATAATTCTTTTTAAGATTCCAACTCTATAAGTGTTAAAATTGCATAATTAGCTAAATCTTTTAAAGAATCAACGTATGTTTCACCTTTTACTTCATTGCTTTTCTTCTGCAAAGACTTGATTCGGTTAATCTTTTCCTGCAAATGAATGATAGAATAGGTCATTCCGTATTCCTCAAACAACTTGGCAAAACTATCTCCGTAGTCCTTATTTTTTGCTTTGTACGTTTCAAGCAATTCGCTTGTTATCTGTGAGAATTTTTCTTCTTTTGTCATACTTGTACCTCCTTATCACATATAATAAGTTCGTGAGCATATGGTAAAGATTCAATCCACGCACAGAAGTCATGCCACATAGGTAAGCGGTGATTTCTTCTTTGGAAGTAAATTCTTCTAAGGCACTGATAAGAAAATTGTTGTACCCTCTTTTGAATAAACGATGTAGGAAGCATTTCTTTTATCCTACACACATATTCAAAATCACCAGATTCCTCATACAAAGATGACAATTCATTTACCTTATCTATTAAATCCTCATAATATTTTGCCATAGAAAAATAGTAGGACAAATCGGAGATATTCTTATACCTATCTCCATTTGTATATTGGCATACTATTTTTTCTGTAGTATCATATTTTTCAGCAATTTGTTTTAATGTATAACCGTTTTCTCTCAAATACGACCATTCTTTTATGTCATCATCAGTCCATCTTAGTCTTTTCTTGTAAAGAAAATACCTTTGCTTGATTGACACTTCCTTTAACCCATTATCAAAAGCGTGTTTATTGTTGTATGATGAAGTACACCATTCTAAATTTGATATACTGCAATCCGATTTATTCCCATTTATATGATTTACAATATCATATTTATTAGGATTTTCAACAAAGCACTCCGCTAAAACTCTATGGAGTAGCATTGTTCTTCCATCTCTCCCACCAAGTCTTACTTGATAATATCCTTGTTGGTTTTTAGTTTTACCTATTTTGATTTTCTGCTTATCAAAATGCCTACTTCTGTGCGTCCCATTAGGTAATATTTCATCCGTATCAAACGGCATGGCATATATATCCCCATTATTCCAAATCTCATATTCTCTTCCAAAATAAACCTTATTAACTCTTTTAAGGTCTTTAGGCTCTTCTATAAATAACGGCTCTATATTCCTTTGTATTTCCTTACTATCCCCTAATATTTCATAAATTATATCAGGTACATTAAAGTCGTATATAGAAATTCCACCATTCCCTATTGTGTGCATCGTACTTTCAGACGAGAGCCTTTCTGTCCCTATTCGATAAGTGTCTGCTTCAGACCAAAAACTCAAAGGAGCTGATATTTCCGCATAAACAATCAAGCCTCTGATACATTTCGCATGTTCATCCCCACGTTTTACAAGTGTAGACATGAGCTTTAGGTCTCTTTCGTCAATTCTTGCGAAAGAAGAATTTAAAAAAGTTTCTCTTATCGCTTCAAATTCACTTGATACATCACTTCTACACTCCTTACCAAAAGGCAATCTCAACGCACGCAATACACTTACAAATCCGGCAATCTCTAAAGTTTCAATTTTAAGCATCTGTTCCCATATTTAATTATCCAACCGTTCTGTCATTCTTATCTCCGAGCAAAACTTGATTTGCCAATTCCATGTTGTTCTCAAATTCTGCGTTCTCCTTGTACGTTTCGTCCTGCAACTCTGCGTTCAAAGACTTTTCAGTCATTGTTTGCAAGCGTTTTACAATATCCTCTGCAATACCGAAGAAAAACTCATCGTCACAAGTGGCAAAGATGCCCAACTGCAAAATCTGTGTGGTAGCCAAATACAAGAAGTCGTATGTTTTCTTCTGTTCTTCGGTAAGCTCGTCATATTTGTCTTTCATATTAAGCACTACGTCCAAATGCTGATAAAGTCCCGACATTCTAGGACTGACAAATACGGAGTAACCGCCTTTTGCCTGAAAAGCAATATAGCCCTTACATCTCACAAATCTTATTGAATCATTGTCGTATTCCTTAATCACGTCTTTTTCAGGAATACAGAAGCGCATAGGCTCTACATCCAACTGACCTTTCAAAGACAGTAATTTGTCAATAAGAGAAGCCGCAAACTTAGCGTCCTTGCTGTTTGTCTTAATCTGATTTACTACTTCATCAATTTTCGTTTTCAGTTCCTTCTTTTCCATATTCAAAATCTTTAGTAAAGTTTCTTTCGTATTTTCTTTCTTCCAAATAATTAAGGTAGTCTTTTATCGCACACTTGATAATACATTTCTTAACCTTGTCACGGTCTGATTTCTTCCGTTCGTCAGTCTTTGCTTCTCCGTTTTCATCCTTAGAAGAAAGATAAGCGGCAACTTCATCAGCTTTGTATTCATGCTTTGCAAGATATTCGATACAGTCAGACTGCTTGCGCAAGTCAGGCATATATCCGTCTTTTAAAAACAAAGTAGGATAAATTTCCTCATACTTCATAATAGTAGCAGGATTGCCGAAGTCTTTCATAACTACTGGGTTGTTGCTTCCGTCATTTGCAACCACGCAATAGTTCGTACTTCCGTCACATTTCCAAACCTTAGCGACTGCCTTTACCCAAATTCTGTTGTCACCCTCTTTCAAAGGTTCAGGTAATTCATGCTGGTAACATTCATTCAAAACCTTAACCAGCGATTCTTTTTCAATATTTAACTGCATAAAAATACGTTTATTTATTCAATTTAAATCCTACGTTAAACATATAGTACAAATTCTTGTCGTAGTAACCTATACCGCCTCTCAATGTCATGTCATTTCTGAACTTTATACTAGCACCGATATTAGGAGCAAACTTCTCATTCATATACAATACGCCTGCATCGAAATAAAAATCAGTTCGTTTAGGATATATCTCCCTCGTTACAGTATTTGTAATAGTTACAAATTTAGTATTGTTGTAAATATTAATACTATCCAAACTTGGTTTAAATCCACTTACCCATGCTTCATAAAGACTGTCCTTGTAATACTTCTGTGTAATCGGCAATAGTATATTGCCATTTTCGTCACTTTTTACGTAAATGGTATCAACTATCCTTTCCGTAATAAAAATCGGTGTTTTGACCTTATACGTATCTAATTTTACGGAATAAACCGTATCACTGGTAATCTTCTCTATTACCACCTCCTTTCTGTTGGTTAATGAAACTAACAAAGACACCAACAATACGGCTATCACTATGTATGGAACGTATTTAGTCATTCTTTTTAGATTCGCAGAATTTCTTATGAGCATCTTCTACTTGCTCAATAATAGGACGCATAATAGACTTGGTGAAATCATCAAGCTCATCATAATGCTTTATAATATCCTTATAAAGCTGTTCTTCTTTTTCTGCGTCAGGATTTATTTTTACTTCTCTTTTGAGAATATCTTCTTTCATCTTCTTTGAAATTTCAAGGAAAGCCTTACGCATAGCCTCACTCAAATCATCAGGAATAGCAACCGATTCATCCAAACCTTGTTTTACATTTGGTTTATCTAATTCAATTCTTTCCTTTCTTCTCTTCCGTCTTTCCTTGTTCTTGATACGCTTCATTTCAATCTGATGTTCCAACTCCGCACGTGCCTCATTCAGACTTTCAATTACTGAATCAATTTCATTTACACTTGTGAAGTGGAGTACCATACCTTCATCTTCGTTTTCATAACTTGGAATAAAAAAATCTACTTGTGGTTTCATAAATTATACATGTTTACTTGTTTGACCTTTAATGTTCTTGAACGGAAATTCAACCGCAATATATGGCGCACTTCCGTAAATAATATCCTCGTCTACCTTTATTTTGTCAGTCTGTATCATTTCAACTTCTCGGTTTCTCACGTTGTCCCAATACTTGATAATCTTGCCGCTGATAAACTCAACAAAGCTGTCGTACACATCTCGTCTATCTTTGTCAGAGAATACAACCGTCAGCTTTATATCCGTGCTTTCTCTTGTTACCTTTTCAGGCAAATACACTCTCAACATGTCTGATTCAGCAAATGATTCTGTGTATATATTTTTTACCTCTCCGTAGCTGCTCAATCCTTCAACCTGACAAAATATAAGTCCCTTAAACTTTTCGGTAAGTTCTACTTCCGCTTCCCATCCTTCTTCGTCATTTATGTATCTTGACATATAAAACTTATAGTCCTCATTCATATCTGTCCCTTTCTTTCTTATTGATACGTTTCAAATTTCCGCAATTCCCACTCACAGTTATATCTTCGGGATTTCCATAGCATACGAGAACCATAGAGCCTTCGCCTTTTACATTTATATGACATTTGCCAGTCACATATACATCGCAAATCTTGAAAGAAGAAACATTGATAGCAACATCTGATTCAATGATTCCCATGATAGTAGTGTCAGCTTCTATTTCTCCGTTGTAGTGACAGTACAATTTTGAATTATATCCGTTAAGACTAGCAACATATCCACCGTTGATAAATCGTGCAAATCTGCTGCATATAATATCGGGACTTATGCCCCATCCTTTTGCTATTGTATCACAGATATAGTCAAGACCTTTAGAACCTAAAGCCATATCCATAATCTGCTTGTCACTTTTACATCTGTCCCAAACCTCCGAATACTCGGAACAAAGATTGTGAATCCTTGCGTTTTCTCTGTATTTCTTTAAATCTATTTCCATAAAAATAAAGTTTACTTTTACAAAGATAAGCTATTTGTTTTGAAAATCAAAACATTTCAAATAGTTTTTGGTATTGACTTGAAGATATTTCATGCCAAAAGGTAATAACACAATCTGCCTTATTTTGGTTTTTCAATACCTCCATCATTCCTAATAACTCAAACTCACCGCTATCTGAATAGCATATTCCGTTGCCAAATCTACCACTAACCATACCATCAACTCTGTAAACGTAATAATAATACTTTCGCATAATTCTGATTTTTACTTTTTACTACTTCCTTTATATACACTCGCATAAATAGCACGACCTTGCTTTTCAGCCTGCTTTTTAGTGGGATAAACCTTTCCCGATTTGCCCCACTTGTAACCACCTTTTACTTTTCTTACTGGCATAACTTCAAGCTTTTTAAAAAATCAATTAACTCCTGACATTCTCCGTCACAACTTTTCTTTCCCTTGATACATTTCCCCTTCTCATAGTAAGGACATGTAATCTTTCCAAATTTTACATAACTTTCTTTCATACTAAAATGGTATTTCTCCTTTTTCTATCGTATAACCAAAAGGTAAATTACTACTTGCATTGTCAAACTGTTGTTGGAATTTCTCTAAGTCAGACTGCGGCTGCTCGTAGGTCAGTGAATGCTGGACTGGCTCTTCTTCCCAACCGTAGTGAATATCCTCACTTTCTGTATTTTTAAATCTTCTTGTAGGTATTTCATAGTACATTCCAACAAGACAATCCACAACTCCGTACAATCTGTTTTTGCAAATTTCTATGCAGTTGCCAAACATTGAATATTGCTGGACAACCGTATTACCCAAGAACTCTCCACCTGTCTTTAAAAAGTCGTTATTTACTCTGTGTACGATAAACACATTGGAAGCGGCATTGGTTAAATCGGAACTTCCACTAATATCTGTTTTTCTCAAAAAAGTAGTAACCTTTCTTGGGTGAGCGACAAGCATGATGTGGATTTTATTCTTTTTTACAAAGTCACAAAGTTGGAGAATTAATTCTTTCTGCTTGTTATTCTTATCCCCCTCAAATATATCAATATCCAAAGAAAATAAGTTATCAAGAATAAACAACTTGACCCCTAACTTGACAAGCTCCTTCATATCATTAAATATCTGTTCCCATTTATTCGTGTATTCATTATTGTAAAGAAAAAACTTTCCATCCATCCAATAGTCTATCTTTTGAGAAACATATTCAGGAACATAATATTTACCCTCATCTTTTTTACTCGGTTGAATATATTTATTCCCTGCTGCGCTTAAAGAAATCCAAGTCTTTAATACATCAGGTCTTAACTCACCACTCCATAAAGCTACCTTGAAATTCTGCTGTATAACATTCAAGATAAGATTGTTTATCCATGAAGATTTCCCCGAAGAGTTACTGCCCGATATAATTGTTATTTCTCCCTCATAAAGACCTACAATCTTCTTATCAAGTTCAGTATATCCTGTCTTTATGTGCATAAGACTTGATAAATCCACCTTCTTAATATCAGACATGCTAAACCACTTCTTACCCAATTCAGGGCTTTCCTCTTTTATTTCATATTTTTTCTTTTGAGGCTGCATATACCTGCCTTGCGGCTGCATATATTGTTGTGGTGGTCTATTCTCATAATCGTATGCGTGCGGGTCAAATTTAAGACGCAAATCACGCCACGTATTACCTTGACATCCGCTATGAAAACACGTGAAAACTATACCTTTGTCTGAAACGTATATTGCAGAATCTTTCCCATGCTCAGGATGAAAAGGGCATGTCTTTAATACAATTTTTCTTGATTTATCCGACAGTCTTTCTTCCTTTAAAACCTCAATCCCATTGACAGACAAAAACTCATCTATATCAAATGGCTTTTTATTAACCCCTCTTTGATATTGAGAATTGTTAATCTTAGGCTCTATTGGTTCAGGGTTATTAATCTTTCTATACTCGTTTACAACAGACTTAAAAACATCATAACTTAGATATTCAATATTTTCAGGTATTGAAATTATCTTACTATATCTATGAGGTCTTTCTTGTGTATCACCTCCCTTTCTTGATTTAGACGAATAAAATTTAGTTAATCTTGATGCGTTCTTATTCTTTATATCACAATCCACCTTACTATCAGTAAACCTCATAGAGATATAATTCAAAAAGTCGCTAAACTCCTTGTCTATTTCTTCTGAATTATCCCAATTATCAATACGGAAAAGCTCATGGAAGCCATTCCCTGATTTACAAACAATAGGTTTAGGGAAACCAATAGACATCAAATACCTATAAACTTCTACGGCTTTAAGGTGTGCGTATTCCATTTCTTCCTCTGTGCTTGCAATATCTTTTACACCTCCTTCTCTTATAGGGTCAAAATCAAGAAATAACCATCTTCTATATTTAATATCAGGGTCTTTTACGGCAGATACCCCTTTTAATAGTTTATTAAACTGAGGTCTACCACTCATAGCATCCTTTAATTCGTTAAATACAAAGTATGTATTGTAAGGTTCTTTGTCGAATCTTTGTACTTCATTTATTAAAGATTCTTCATTATTAAATATACCTGAGTAATTTTCGTTACCATTAATTGTGTTAAAAACCCTTATCTCAATAAGACCATTGTCTGTACGAAATACATTTAATGTCTTTTTTATCTCATCAATATCCATTTATTGCACCTCCCATTTCTTTGTTTGCGTATTCCATTTGTATCTTATACCACCTTTCATTACCATAGCAGAGGACGGTCTGTTTTCGGCAGTGTACCCATCAAAAAGCATGTCAATATCATACATTGAGATGTAACATTTAACTTGTTCGTTCCAATGTAGATTAAAACCATCTAACTGCGGTCTATATTCGTTATCGGTATTATTTTCTCTTTCAGGGTCAAAGATAATCATATTTCCTTTGTAAACAACATCTTTAAATATCTTATCTCTCAAATACCGTTCAAAGTCTTTTTGATATTTTCTTTCAGAAACAGATTGAACGTATGCTTGTATGTGAGATTTAGCCAACTGCATTTCTTCTATGGTAAGTTTATCCCAATAGGGTTTAGATTTCCCCTTGCTACCTTTTCTGTTATACAGTTTCCAACATTCTTCAAAAAGCAAATCTTTGTCTTTCTTAGATACGTTAGTATCTTCTTTTTCTATGTTATAATCTTTATTAGTAATCTCTGTTATTGCTGCTTCATTTTTTTCTTCTGAATCTTCATTTTGAAGTTTCATACCTTCATTTTGAAAATTAATAGAATAGTAACCACTAAGCCCATCATATCCAAGTTTCTTTATTTCTAAAACAACAAATGCAATATTTACCCTATATTGTAGGGTTTTATCCCATTTGTGAGTAGGATTTTTTCTGCACTCAACGAATCCTTTATCTATTAGATTTTGAATATATCTCCTAATTGTGACTTCTGACATGTTCAACATACATTCCTCTGCCATTTCTGATGCTTTTTTGTAAATCCATCCGTTCTGCATTTCTATATTTATACAAACACCATCATTCTCACATCTTTGCTTTTCTTCGACAATAAATTTATCAAAATCTTTAACTTTCTCCTCCCAGTATATAAATTGCCCTAATATTATTGCTTCTATCGTATCTTTTGTTAAAGCGTATAATTCTTCCTTTATGACAACCCTTTTTAACTTCTTTACTTCCATAGCTTAGTCCTCCAAAAAAGATAAATTACCGTTTACTGCTGTGATATACATATTATTCAACGAATCGTTATTTGCCAACATTTCATTAAACTTCATTTTCATAAGGTTAAGATTATCAAGAGAACCTTCCTCATGGTAATAATCTAAACTTATATTTGGGTTGTCATTTATTAAGCCATACAAACAATAAAATAACGAAGTAGAATCATAATTATCTTCACTGAAAAAATCTTCTACCGTTTGAACATTCCGGTTTATATCTTCAAATTGAAAGTGATAAATAACACATTCTGAAAATCCAATACCTGAATCTACCATAAGTGTAGAAAAACTTCTTTCTCTATAATTTATAAAGAAAACTATTCCGTAGTTATCATAATCGCTATGTTCATAATAAACTACATCACCTATCTTAATTGGAGCATTATATACTTCATTACCGTTTTCGTGAACCCATGAATGGCAATCTTCACAAAGGGTAATTAAAGCACTGTCGCCATATTTCCACGGAAGATGATTATTAAGATAATATTTGTGATGTACATGAAGTGATTTTTCTGTGTCGCCACACAACTGACAAGTGAATCTGTCACGTGTTAGAATTTCTGTTTTCCTCTTTTGCCAACGAGGGTCTTTTAGCATTTCTGCGTAGGTTAACTTTTCTTTTTTCATACTTGTTCCTTATTTATTTCCTGTTCCTTTAAAATAAATAGTGCGGAAGGGGAAGGAACAAGATAAACCCCTCATTCGTGGGTTAATTACTCCCACTACCGCACTACTTTAAACATTACCGCAAATATAATGAATATTTTTGAGAAATCAAACATCTATATCGAATTGTTTTTCATCCCTTTTATCCATTTTATCAATGATTGATGAAGCTACTTCAATGCCATATCTTTCACCGTCTTTTATCGGCAACCAATTATAGTAAACTCCGCTATTTTCGTGATAAACAGGTATTCCATAATCAGATAAAACCTTTCCGTCAAGTCCTTTGAACTTTTCTTTCCATTGCTTTACAAATTTCTTTCTGGCTTTAGTCTTCTTGTTTGGTTTAAAGTATGTATGTCCGTATGCCCTATATGGAGTAACATTTTTAGGACTTGTTATATCTGCAAAACGTATAGTATCTTCTGCCCATACACAAGTTATTCCGAAGTACCAATAATATCCGAAGTTTATAGGTTTAGCATAAGTAAACTTCTCAACCATTTCTATCACTTCTGTTTTCTCACGTTCCATCTGCTCGTAAAATCCTTTCAAGACAGATTCAAGTTCTGTATTTTGTTTGGCAAATATTTTCATAATCAATCCTCCATTTCACTTGAAATTAGCTACTTTATACATATCTGCATAATCTCTCAATTTTTCATGCCTTTGCAGTTTGCCTAACCCTCTTTCAATCATATCAATATCAAGTTTCTGCAAGTTGTTAAGCAAATCAAGCTGCTTTTCATTAAGCTCATTTCTTTCCAAACCTTTAAATTCACCAACCACCAAAGAGTTTAAGAATTTAGCTTCATTAGAAAACAAAAGAGGTGATGGCTTTTCGTAGCTATATCTGCAATGTTGGCTCATAAGAGCAGAGCATAATTCTTTGTAATAATCTCCAGCTTGATTCCTAAAGTCAATCAAATTATCATATACCCACTTGATAACCTGCACTTCAAACTTAGGAGAAAGCCACATCGCAAACTTGACAAATAGATAAGGATGCATCCATGTACAACCTCCACGACCTCTTTTAGTTTCGTAAAGGTCTGATTCTAATGTAGTTCCTAAATATATGTTTTTCCCTATATTTAATTCAGAAGCTAACTCTTTCATAAATTCCTTTGTAGAATCATTACTCCAAAACTCGGCTATAACTTTTTTCTTTTCACTATTAGCATTGTAAGCTGTTAATAATGTTGTTGCGTTGAAATAACCATCTGTGTTTCTTTGTTCTATTACAGAACCATTAAAATCTCTTTTTACAATTTGTAAAGTTTTCATATAAATATTATTTTTATTGTTTATTGTATACAAATATATCTATATTTTACAAACTGACCAATATTTTATAGTTAATAAACATTAAAATAGGCGATATTTCTACCGCCTATCCTAATTACAAACTTTTAAGTACCTTTTCAACTTCCTCTTTCAGCTCTTTTAAGTCTTTCACGTTTATATACATATAGTTTGACAGATGCTGACAAGTTGTTATCTCGTAAGTTACATCGTCTATCTGCTGGATTGCTATATGTTTTACTACTTCGCCTTTGCCGTAATGCATACTTATATCATATATACTTAACTAAAATTACTAAACACCGCAAATCTAAGACCGTCTACTTCAAAGTCAGTTTCTTTGCCAGCATCTATACCGAATAACTCCTTGCATCTTAAAATATCTTTTTTACAATAACAAGAGTCATCGTATCCGCTTTCCTCTCTATAACTCTTTGAAGTCCATCTATTCCGAGGATGTTCATTATGCTCCTTTACAAACTTCCAAAAATCATCATAGGATATTTTCTCTGCGTACTCATCCTCAATCCATGTGTTTGGTTCGGATAAAAATGCTTCAAGTGATTTTCTGTTCGGCTGATAATACTTTCCCCAGTTATGGTCGAAGTTTACTTGCCATCCACAAGAGGATTTACAGATATGCACTTCACTTTTGTTTTTAATCTCTTCAAGTTCTTCCGTAAGTATATAATCCCCGCCTCTAACATCCAAAACTTCATCAAGTTTCTTGTGCAATTTTTCTCTATCCTCTTTTGAGATAGTTTTCATTCTGTAATAATTTGTTCCCATATCATTCCTCCCATCCTCCTGTTGTGCCTATTAGATGGGCGGTATTTTCGTTGTAAGGTAAACACGTGCTATAACTTCTTGCAGAACATACATAATTCCCGTTACGATATTCAGGTTTATAATGGCTAAATAAATCGTATCTCCATTCACCTCTTCCGTCAATCCCAATTACAGGTTGTCCTGCTTTAAATTTACATTCCGGCTTTACTTCAATATTAAAGAAACGCTTCAAGTATTCTTTGGCTTTAGGTTCTTTACTTTCTTTAAGTGCATCAATGAGTGTTTGTTTTTCTTCTTCGGTAGCTTTTCTTATCCATTCTCCCGAAGTAGTATAACTGTCATACTTTATAACCCCATCTGTATTGCTATTGCTTTTTGTTATTAAGATTACATAGTCACTTGTACGTACACCATAAGCAGAAGTATTTACAGATTTTATAATACTTATCCAACTACTGCTTTCGTTATGTTCTTCCCATCCGCACGCTACAATATCCCCATCCTTAAAAGTCAGGTATTCGGGGATTTCTAGCATGAGGTCTAAGCAATCCTCACTGAAATATCCATACACGTTATATCGGCCTTTTTTGGAGTAAGGAATAGGCAATTCTTGTCTTCCTTTATTAATTAATGCTAATATGGGATAATCACCTGACATTGATTTGTAGTCCCAGCAAACTATCCTAGCTTCATCTCCACCTCTTGTGACAATTCTACCTTCTTTATTTCCATTACTAATTCGTTTTGCTAATTCTACCTCAAACGGTACTTTTACTAATTTCTGTTCCATAATCATACAAAGTTTAAATGTTTAAACTAATTTTCAATAAAAAAATGACGGTTTAACCATCCAACCGACAAGGATTTGTTAATAATAAAGCAATTCTACACTGCAAATATAGGTATTTATAAGTTCAAAACAAATAAAATACCAAAATATTTTTAATCGTTCAGTAGCATAGGCATCAGAAGCAACAGTTTGTGACTGTTTTCATCATCTTCCTTGAACAATCCCGCCTTTGAGGCATCAGAAAGCTCAATATTTACGTATTCCGTGCCTATACAACCCAATACCGCAAGCAATTTCTCTGCATGGAAGCCGACAACAATGTTTCCGTTAGCCTCAACAAGCATATTTTCAACAGATTTGATGTTGAAATCCAAATCCTGCGCACTTACTTCCAAGTTCATGTCTGAAATATTCAGTTTGACAAGACAAGTTGCCTGACTTGCACCGAGTTTGCATCGGTTAATTGCATCAACAAGGTCTTTCTTCAACATTTTTGCGTTTATCTGATTGTTTTTCGGGAGAACAGACTTGAAATTTGGATAACGACCATCAGTACATCTTACCAAGACAGAGCAATCGTCCGAAGAAAACTTGATATTGTTACTTCCAATGCTCACCTTGACAATATCAGAGTCCTTACATACGTCACATACGGCTTTAAATGCTCCCTTGTTAAGCATAAAGTTGAAATCTTCAAGTTCCGAACTTACAAAATCCGTAAACATATAGTGACCGTCAGAAGAACATACGCCCAATTCTCCCTTGTCGCAATAGAAATAGATAGCCGACATTACTGGGCGTAACTCATCATTGTCAACAAATACCTGACCGTCTACAATCCAGTTGTTCAGCAAAGCACTATCCATGCTGATACATACCGCATTTTCATCAGGTTGCATCGAAGGAAATTCAGAAGCATCAGAAAGAGGCAGACTTACACTTCCCTTGTCATGCTTGACCTCCAAATTCTTGACCTCATCGTCAACTACCAAGTCTATAAATTCACTCTTTATAAGCTTCACGTAAGACAGAAGGCTTTTATAACCTGCACAGAATGAAACCTCACCGTCCGATTCTACACCGAATATACGCTTGCTGATAGCATTTTCATTGTCAGAAGAAACAATCACCATGCTTCCGTTCTTAACCTTAATCTTTACACAATCCAAAATAGGCAAAAACTTTGTTCTGCCAGCAAAAGAGCCTCCTACTAAAAGACCTTTTACAAATTCCGACTTATTAACTCTGATATTCATTTCTTTTCGTTATCTAAATAATGTACAACAATTTTCTTTCCCAAAATAGGACAATCCTGAACAACGTATTCAACCTTTGAAACAGGCTGATACTTTCCTTTCCTTAATCTTCTTTGCCTCATCCAATTCAAGCATTACAAAGTTAAAAATTCCAATCTTGACACCTCTTACTTCTCCTTTGTCAATCCACTTGTAGACTGCCGTCAGGGAAACTCCCTTGTAGTCGGCATACTCTCTTACACTAACCAGTCTTTCTGTTTCTACTACCATATATTTTAGTTTTCTATATCCTCCACTTTTACGAAAATAACATCTGTTTTATCTTCACGGCTTCCTGCGCTACATTCTCCTGCCACATCCTTGCATTCCCATCCGAAGTAACAATCATTACAAGAAATCCCTTTTCCATTTATTTTGTATTTCTCACATTTCAGCTTCACCAATCCGCACTGAAACACTTCTCCTATTTTAAATTCTTTCTTTGCCATAATTATCCCTCCATATTATACAATATCGTTTTTCTTTTAAATTAGGAAAATGCTCTTCTAAAGTTTCCTTTATAAACTTGTCATATTCTTCTTCTGTCATTGGCTTTATATTCCGAAACATTACATTGCCATAGTAAATATCTCCGTCACGGCTATAAACGTGCATTGTTCTTCCCCTAAGCATAGTTAGTCCTCCGTAATATATCCTTCTTCAAAAAACTCTTCATCGTCCGCTCCGCTATCATACAAGTCGCCACATTCTAAATAATTCAACCTATAACCGTCTGATTGGGTTATTTCTATGGTTGCATGTTCAAAATCTTCATCAAGATATACCAACAAGGTATTTTGTTTACCAAATATAACGCAACCAGTATCACTTAGTTTCTTAATGTTTCTTGCTATATTCTTAGCAAGTCGAATTTGTTCTTTTGTAAAATTACCTGTTTCTGAATATTTCATAATTCTATGTTTTTAATTTAACACCACAAATTTAAGTATAAAGTTTCAAATCTACAACTAAATTATAATAATTTTAGATAAACGCAATTTATAAACTTTCTCCGACTAACCTATACAAGTTATCATTCAAACAAAGAAAATCAAAAAATCACGCTTATCTAACGGTAAATTTAAGAAATTAAGCCTTATAATCTATATCAAACTGCTTCTTCATAACCTTTTTCAAGGAATCTATGTCAGAACAGCACCAAGAATTGCATCCGAAGTTCTCATTTGACGGATAAGCCTCAACCATGTCATAGCCACCTGTATCGTATGGATGAGGAGGAACTAACTTCAGTCTGAATACTTCATAATAGACATCGTGGTATTCCAAACATTCGCATCTGTACAAAATATAAACATCGTTCTTCTCAATCTGAGTGTACTTTACACCCTTCTTTACAAACTCTTTCTCTAATTCTCGGATTTTCATAACAACTTGTTTTTATCGTTAAACTTCTTCAATTCATTCAAAATATCCATCAACAATGCTAAAATAAAAAATGAAATGCAGTGTAAAATGTATCTTTCATCAATACCAAAAATAAACGAAACAAGGTTTGTAATGGAAGTGCCATATAAAATAGCACTAAATACACATATTAAAAACTTCAAAAACTCTTCCATATTAAAACAAACTTAGCTGACTTATTTCTTGCTTCTTTCCTAAAATAAAGTCACATATAAAGTTACGTGCATAGTCGGGAGAAATCATACTGCGCTCTTCACTGCATATTCCGGCTTTTACACCACTCTTACATTTCCCTATTGTCTTTTTTTCTTTATCATTCTGATAAGATTTTCCATAAGTAGGAACACAATTGAAAAACCAGTATGCTGTAGGTTTTTTAAAGTAATCTCCTCTTTGCATCCTGTCTTTATCTATAAAAGTAGGTTTCTTTACAAAGTTTTGCGTAAACAACAAATATTGAGGTGCTGTAGCCGGATTCTCTATAATTAATCGTAAGCCTCTAATCTCCGCTATACCACATAATTTATACAATAAAACCAAAAATTTCTCTCTGTTTTTTATCCTTTCAAGTACAATGTCGTATGACTTCTTTAAACTTTTTCCACGAAGATTTGTGGAGTCAAAACTATAATACGGCATTTGTAAGGATTCAAAATATATACAAGGAAAGAACGCCAAAATCAAATCGTCACTTGCAATATTGTCAAAAACACTCGGCTTTTCATCATAGGCATTCTCAATCTCCGCAAACAAGTCTATAACATAGTCTGTCTGCCCGAAGTTGTTCTGAATATCGTAGTCGTATGCTTCATACCCCAATTTTATGAACTCGTTCTTAAACGTACCGCTCTGTTCAAAGAAACAATGTACCTTTCCTTTTATCTCCATAGGCTAATTAATTTTAGTGAAACGTAAATTTTCAATTTTTAGAGGCTAAGACTATAACTTGTACCAATTTCAAAAGAAAATCGGAAAAATCAGCTTATAAGAAAGCAAATTTTAAACGTATAGCCTTAACACCGATGCAAAGATAGGGAGAAAATTGATAAAATCAATGTTTAGAGGGTAAATTTTGGAGAAAAAATTTTTTCAGAATCTATATTTTTAGAATTTATAGGAAAAGTGTATATTTTTTTATAATAAAAATTTTCGGATTCCCTAACTCCCGCTCTGAGGGTAAAAATCAGCACCCGCCCCGCTAGGGGGTATCTTTCGGGCACGATTCAAGGGTACAAAGGAATACCCCGTCTAAGCATGTTTATTTGCGCTAGATTCAACGAACGCAAACAAAGTGATACAATATATCAGCACGAAGAAAGAACACGTCTAACATTGGCTGCAAATGAACAAAACGAACGTATCGTTTGCTTGCAGATATTTTCCAATGGAAAGTAATTTGTCAACATAAAGTTTCAAGCCTGATAAAAAGTTTACACAAGAAATATTTTCCAATAGAAAACGCTTGTGTAAAGAAAATTCGCAAAGTTCCGAATCATTATTCAGTTGCCGGTTCTTCGTTCATTTCGCTTTTCGCTGTTTGTATTTATTAAGTATTAAGTATTAATACAAGTATTCTATTTTTATACTTTTATAAA